AATGGCGACAATGAAGATGACCGGGTGCATGAAGATCGTCTCGCGCATGAGCGAGGCCGATCAGGACGCGCTGCTGTCGCGCTTGGATGCGTACCAAGCCGACGGCGTCCCGGCCGAGCGTGCGCAGTTGATGGCCGCGCAGGACATGCTGGCCGAGATCCAGGGCGAGCGCGACCAGCTCTTCAACCTGCTGCGCGAGCAACACCCCGACCTGTTCTCGGTCGCTGAGTCGCCAGCGCCGCGGGTGCAGGCGAGCCGGCAGCGCAACCCCCAGGTCGACACGCCTGAGTTCAAGCGGTGGTCCGAAGGGTTGCCGGTCCAGGATTCGTTTGAGGACCGCGTCTCAGACCGCGGCGTGTTCCCGCTGTATCACGCCACCACGTCTGACTTCAACGAGTTCAAGCCGGGCGGCCTGAACGTAAACGACAGCGGCCCGGCCATTTGGCTCGCACCCACACCGGCGACTGGGTCGGCCACGTTCCGAGTTGGCAGTGAAGGTGCGTACCGCGATGGCGCCAACGTCATGCCGGTTTACGCCAAGTTGAAGTCGCCGCTGGTGATCGACGACATGGGCATGCTTGAGTGGGCGCGCACAGCGTACGCCGACGGCGAGTTTCCGCAACTCATCAGCGCCAAGACCGTCTCCGACTTGAAGGCCGACGGGTATGACTCTGTCATCCTCGACAGCGGCGCGATCTGGGGCAGGCCTCAGGAGGCCGAGGTGCTGGTGTTCGAGCCCACCCAGATCAAGTCCGCCACCGGCAACAGCGGTGCGTTCAATCCTGAGAACCCCGACATCACCGCCAGCCGCCGCCGCACCATCTTCGGCGACCCTGCGCCGCTGGCCAACTGGACGATGCCTGCGGAGACCAAGTTCGACAACTGGATTCGCCTGGTGCAGGACAAGCAGGTGGACATGAAGCGGGTGATCGAGGCGATCAGCCGCAACGGCGGACTGTCCGACCAGTGGAACGCCTACCTGCAAGAGGAGCTCTACCACGGGCGCAGCGCCAAGGCGACCAAGGACTTCGGCCTGAAGGAAGTCCGGCCGCTGATGGAGGAGCTGGAGAAGTCCAAGGTCAGCCTCGCTGACTTTGAGGAGTACCTGCACAACCGCCACGCCGAGGAGCGCAACACCCAGATCGCCAAGGTCAACCCGGCCATGCCCGACGGCGGCTCGGGTATCGACACCGCGGATGCGCGAGCCTATCTCGCAGCACTCGACCCGGCCAAGCGCCGCACCTACGAGGCGCTCGCCCGTCGCGTGGACGCGATCTCCCAGGGCACGCGCGAGCTGCTGGTGCGCTCGGGCCTGGAGACGCAGGACACGATCAACCAGTGGGAGGGCGCCTACAAGAACTACGTCCCGCTCATGCGCGAGGACCTGGACTACGGGCTGTCCTCGGGCATGGGCACCGGCAGCGGGTTCAGCGTCAGAGGCCCGGCCAGCCGTCGGGCCACCGGCTCCGACCGCCCCGTGGTGGACATCCTGGCCAACCTGCTCATGCAGCGCGAGCAGGCGATCGTGCGCGCTGAGAAGACCCGGGTCGGCACCGCGCTGTACGGCCTGGCGCTGCAGAACCCGAACGCGGACTTCTGGCTGCCGGTGGACCCCAAGGCGATCAAGGACGTGCCCGGCACCATGGCCAAGCTGCAGGCGATGGGGCTGGACCCGATGGACGTGCGCAACATCATGGAGGAGCCGCTGCAGCAGGTGGTCGATCCGCGCACCGGGCTGGTCACCTACCGCGTCAACGCCAACCTGCGCAACGCCGACAACGTGATGGCCGTGCGGGTCAACGGCGAAGACAAGTTCCTCTTCTTCAACACCCGCAACGAGCGCGCTGCGCGCATGGCCGCGTCGCTGAAGAACCTGGACGCCACCAGCCTCGAAGGGCTGCTCAACGTGTCGGGCAAGATCAGCAGATACTTCGCCGCGATCAACACCCAGTACAACCCAGTGTTCGGCGCGATCAACCTGCTGCGTGACGTGCAGGGCGCCGCTGTGAACCTCAGCAGCACCCCGCTCGCAGGCGAGCAAGCGGCTGTGCTCAAAGGCGTGGGCGGCGCCACACTCGGAATCTATCGCTCACTGCGCGCCGATAGGTCCGGTCAATCAGGACCACCCGGCAGCTGGTCCGCGCTGTGGGAGGAGTTTCAGCGCGAGGGAGGGCAGACGGGCTTCCGCGACATGTTCCGCACGAGCGAGGACCGGACCCAGGCGCTGCAGGCCATGCTCGATCCAGCCTCGTGGACCGAGACGAAGTGGGGCAAGATCCTCACCGCCGGGGGCACGCTGAAGGTGCCGCTGGAGGCGGCGCGCAAGGGCGCTGCTGAGCCGGTCTTCAACTGGCTCTCCGACTACAACGAGACGCTGGAAAACGCGGTGCGCCTGAGCGCCTACAAGGCCGCCAAGGCCAAAGGCATGACCGCCCAGCAGGCCGCCTCGCTGGCCAAGAACCTGACGGTGAACTTCAACCGCAAGGGCGAGATCGGCACCCAAATGGGCGCGCTTTACGCCTTCTTCAATGCCAGCGTGCAGGGCACCGCCCGACTGGCCGAGACGCTCAAGGGCCCGGCCGGCAAGAAGATCCTGGCCGGCGGCCTGCTGCTGGGCACCGTCCAGGCGCTGGCCCTGGCCGCAGCGGACTTCGATGAGGACGAGCCGCCAGACTTCATCAAGGAGCGCAACTTCGTCATCCCCACCGGGGACGGCAAGTACGCCACCTTCCCGATGCCGCTGGGTTTGAACGTCATCCCCAACACCAGCCGAGTGCTGACCGAGTGGGCGCTGGCCGGCGGCAAGGATCCCGGCAAGCGGTTCGGGCAGATCGTCGGCGCGTTCGCCGACATGTTCAACCCAATCGGCAACGCCGGGCTGTCGGTGCAGACCATCGCCCCGACCTTCGCTGACCCGCTGGTGGCGCTGGCCGAGAACCGGGACTGGAGCGGCAAGCCGATCGCCAAGGAGGACCGCTCGGGCACCGACCCGACTCCCGGCTACACGCGAGCCAAGGAGACGGCGAGCTGGGTGAGCAAGCAACTGGCTTACTATCTGAACCTGGCCAGCGGCGGCACCAAGTACAAGCCCGGTGGCCTGTCACCCACGCCCGACCAGCTCGACTACCTGATCGGCCAGGTGACGGGCGGTGTCGGCCGCGAGGTCCTGAAGGTCAGCCAAGCCGTCGAGAGCTCGGTGACCGGCGAGGAGCTGCCGACCTACAAGGTGCCGATCGCGGGCCGGTTCTACGGCGACACCAAGGAGCAGGCGGCCACCGCTGATCGGTTCTACCGCAACGTGACGACCATCAACGAGCATGAAAACGAGATTGAGGGGCGCCGGAAGAACCGCGAGGGTGGGATCCCCGAGTACATCAAGGAGAACCCGGAGGCTCGCCTCGTCACCCTGGCCAACCGCATCGAGCGCGACGTGGCCGAGCTGCGCCGCAAGAAGCGTGAGATGCTAGAGAAGGACCGCCCCAAGGAGTCGATCAAGATGATCGAGCTGCAGATCACCCGCAAGATGGAGCAGCTCAACGCCCGGGTCGAGGCCCTTCAGGACTGACCCGGGGTTGATGCAATGTTGGCTACACCCAACAGCATTCACTTGCTAACTACTGCTAACACTTGCAACCCTAAGTCGTTGATTCTTCTAGGATTCGTATGTTAGCCGTGCTATCTTTGGTGCCCAGAAGAAGAGCCGTGTGATCTAGTGCCATTGCGGGTCTTCAGGGTGTTGGCTACAGTTGTGGCTACACCAACACCAAAGGCACGAGATGGCAACTCTCCAGAAACGCGGCGACGCTTGGCGCGCCGTCATTCGCCGAGTCGGGTTCAAGCCGATCAGCAAGAGCTTCCCCACCAAGGGCCTGGCCCAAGCGTGGGCGCGCAGTGTCGAGAAGGACATGGACGCTCGGGTCTACCGCGACCCCAGCGGCGCGGCCAAGACCTCGGTGCGCGAGCTCTTTGAGCAGTTCCGCGATGAGGTCTGCCCCGAGCGCCGGGGTGGCAAGTGGGAGGTCACGCGCATCGAGCGGCTGCTGCGCACCGCGCACTTCGTTGACCAGCGGCTGGACCGCATCACGCCCGAGGACATCCGCGACTGGCGCAACGAGCGGCTGAAAGAAGTCAGCGCGCCGTCAGTCAACCGCGAACTGAACCTGATCAGCGGCGTGTTCTCGCACGCGATCAAGGAGTGGGGTGTTGCCCTGCGCGAGAACCCGGTGCACTTGGTCAAGCGCCCGGCCGGCGCGGATCGGGCTCGAACCCGGCGCTTCGGCGAGCGGGAGATCGCAGCTATCCTGGAGGCCAGCGGCTACCAGGAGGGCGTGCAGCCCACGGTGGGTCGAGAGTATGTCGGCCACGCGGTGCTGCTGGCGATCGAGACAGCCATGCGGCTGGGCGAGATCTGTGCACTACGCGTGGGCGACGTGGACTTCGAGGCGTGCAGCGCCACGCTGCACCTGACCAAGAACGGCGACGCGCGCTCGGTGCCGCTGAGCACCAAGGCGCGGGCGTTGCTGCGCACCCTGGTGACTGGGCGTGACGCCGACGAGCAGGTCGTGCCGCTCACGGCCGAGTCGCTGGGGCTGTACTTCCGCGAGGCGCGCGACGCCGCGGGTCTGCAGGACCTGCACTTCCACGACACCCGGCACGAGGCCGCCACGCGGCTGAGCAAGAAGCTGTCGAACGTGCTGGAGCTGTCGGCCGTCACCGGCCACCGCTCGCTGCAGTCGCTCAAGCGGTACTACCAGCCGCGGGCTTCTGAACTTGCATCCAAACTCGGGTAGCGAACGGGTGCTGCTTTGCTTTCGCTTTCAAGTACGCAGCATGCGCTTCTTCGGGGCTGTTGAACCGGCCAAGTCTTACGCGCTCTCCGGCGACAGTGATCTCGGAGTAGATAGAGCCGTCGGGAGATATGTGTGCCCCGAGCAGCCCCGACTTGTTATGCGCTTTTGCGTTCGCTTGGTTTTGCTGATTTTCAGCTCGCGTTACGCTGCGCAGATTGCTTAGCCTGTTGTCGGTCTTGCATCCGTTCTTGTGATCAATGTCCGCCGCAGGCCAAGCGCCGGTCACGAACAACCAGATCAACCGGTGGATGTAGACGTCTGCCCCGTTGACTCTTGTCCGCAGATAGCCGTTAGCGCCAACAGAGCCTGCTGCTGCGCCCACGGCGCCGCGGCTTCCGCGCTGCTTCTTGTTGACCAGTAGGCCCGTCTCCGGGTCGTAGTGGAAGAGGTCGCGTACTAAATCAGCCGTGATAGAGTCTGCCGCGCTCATGGTTTCGTTCTCCTTTAACGACACCTGGGAAGTGGCGCCTCAATGTTTGCAGCATTGGGGCGCTGCGCCATTATATGGACGCCACTGGCTGAGCCAGGGCCCACACGCTGTTGGGCACAGCCGGCGGTGGCTTCATGCGGGAGCGGTACTTGCGCGCCCGCTCAGAGGCGCTGACCGGCTTGGGCTTGCGTGCGTCGGGCTTGTTGCCCAGCGCATAGACCGGGCGCGGGTAGCGCCGGCCAAAGCCCTCCATCGTCCAGCTCTGGATATGGATCTGCTTGGTCACCACGGTCAAGCGCATCGCGGTCAGGAAGCTGGACACCTGACGGTAGTGGACGTCGGGGAAGAACTGCGCCACCTCCCTCATGGTGAGCGGCCCGCAGATGTGAAGCACGTCGCGGATGTTGGCGAAGCTGGGCTTCACTTCATGCCCTCCGGTTTCTTGGGCAGCGGCGCCCAGCCGATGTAGCCTGGCTTGCCGGGCGAGTACTGGCCGTACACGGCGACGCCCCCGGTCGTGAGCAACTGGACCTTCGCAGACAGCGGGCACGTCTCAAGCGGCCGCCAATAGTAGGCCTGGTCCACCGCTGCGGCCTTGTCGCTGGTGATCTTGACGGTCACGCCTCACCCTTCGCTTTCTGCGTGCACTCAGCGCAGCGCCACAGGCGCAGCCGGGTGAACAGCGAGCCGCCTCGGATCTCCTTGGGCTGGTCGCAGGCCGAGCACTTCTTGCGGAAGGCCATGCCGGGGCCGGAGCCGCGTGTGCTCATGCTGACGTCCTTGACGTTGCTGTAGTTCTTCATGGGAGTAGTTGCAGGCCGGGCGATGAGGTGCGGCCGGTCTTCTCGTTGTAGAGCGTGCCGGTCACCCGGTCGGCGAGGTAGCTCTTGTCCCGCAGCTTCAGCCGGGTGAAGACCTTCCTCTTCGACTCCAGGTACACGCGCACGTCGCGCTCGATGGGCACCGCCTGGCGCAGCCGCTCCATGTCGAGATCCATCACGCACATCTCCGGGGTGATGCGGATGATCACCTCGTTCATGGCGCGGAACTCGCCCACGCGGGCGGGCAGGAAAGGCGGCAGGGACTTGCTCATGCCTTGCGGAAGATCCCGTCCTCGCCCAGCGTGCCCTTGCGGTCCTTGATCTCGGCGTAGGCCGACTCCAGGCAGCTCACCAGATCGACGTCGGCCAGCGCGGCGCCAACGATGAGCGTGACCAGCACGTCGCCGTAGGCGTCCACCATCTCTGCGCGGTCGCCCTTGTGAATGGCGCCGATCAACTCGGTCACCTCCTCCAAGGTCTTGATGGCCTGGGCCATCGGCGTGGAGCGGGGGACGATCTTGCGATCCTCCGCCCAGCGGATCACTTCCAACTCCAACTCTCTGTAGCTCATCGCGAGTCCTCCTTCATCTCGATCAGTGGCACCACTTCCCAGTCGCCCCGCGCAGCCATGGCCGCGACGTGCTCGTACTCGTCGGTTACCCGCCAGCGCGATCCCGGCAACTTGTCGGGGTGGAGGCGGAACCTCCAGGCCACCGGCTGCGGCTTGGGCGTTGGCGCGCACTCGCACTCACCGTCATCGCTGTAGGGCGCCCAGCAGACGCCGCAGACTGTCCTGCTCACTTGAGGATCTCCCGCTCCAGCAGCGCCACCGCGTCGGCGATCTGCTCGTAGATGTAGTCGGGCAGGCGGGTGTCGCGCATCAGGCCGGCGCACTCCAGCGCGCTCAGCAGTCGCAGCACGCGCAGCAGCTCCTCCTTGGTCATCCCTCACCCCTCTCGTCGTAGGTCACGGTGCTGGTGTCGCCCAGCCTCCACTTCGCGGTGTTCTCCACCCGGTAGGTCTTGGTGCACACCTTGAAGTCGGGCATGCGCAGCTCGCTGTGCGTGATCGCTGGGTCGAAGAACCTGCAGCGATTGTTCGGCTGCAGCGCGAACTGGCCATTGTCCAAGCGCAACAGGTTGAAGCTCTTGTGCTCCTCCGGTGTCTCGCTGAACGTGAAGTCCGGTATGCGCGGGTCGGGGTTGCAGCTGTCGATCGTCAGCATGTACTCGCCCCGGTGGAACTTCCTGTCCTTGCCGTAGAACTCAGCGCGCAGACCCTTGAGGAACGGCTTGTCGACCACCTCGATGTGGTAGCTCATGCAGTCCCAGATCTGCAGGATGTCCAGCGGCAGATCGGTGTCGTCATCGATGTGCCCCCAGTCCGGCGTGTAGAACGCTGAGATCGGCAGCTTGTCGTACAGCGCACCGTACTGCGGCAGGTAGGTCTCAAACCGGAAGGCCTGGCCCCGGATTGATTTGACGCTGACCCACACGCCTTCGATGAGCGGCGCGTCTTTGTCGCAATCGAAGTCGTACAAGTACTCGGGCCGAACCAGCACCTTCTCAGGCGGCAGAGGACAGACGAAGCTCATAGGACATTCCACCCCAACAGAAACAGCTTCCAGTAGGCCTTGAGGACGAACCCCACGACCGCGATCAGTGCAGCCACGCCGAAGCCGAACGCAGCGACCGACAGGATTTTCTCCATCACTTGGTTTTCTCCTTCTTGACTGGCGGGTGCACCACCTCGCGGGTAGTGAACCGATGCAGGTTGGCGCACTCGTAGCGCCGCCGGGTGTAGCCCGCGAGCTTGCGCGTCTCCAGCACCTCGGTCCAAGTTCCACAGGTCGGGCACTTCATGGCAGCCAGAGCGCTATGACAACGGCCGCGAGGAACGCGACGACGGTCAGCGTGACCGCCACTAGGAATCCGCTGAGCACCTTGTCGGCGCACTCCTCCTGGCAGCCATCGGTGCAGGGCTCACGGCCCTGCTGGCACGACGTCCCGCGGCACCTCACTTGCGCCCCCGCAGAACTGGCCTGCGCACGGCCGGCCGGCGCAGGCTCTCCAGCCACTCCTGCACATCGGCTTCCAGCCACATCACCGCCTTGGTGCCGGGCACCACGAGGCGAGGGGGCAATGTCTCGGGACGCCGGGACACGTCGGACTTCAGCGTAGCCACGCTGCGCCCGAGCAGCGCGGCCAAGTCGCTCACGGTCAGGGTCTTGAGGGTTGTCATTTGGTCATCTCCTGGATCAGCCGGTCGAGGTACCAGCGTGCTTTCTGCAGATCCTCGACGCCGTTCTTGAACTTCCAGCGCCACAGGTACTTCATCGCGTTGGCGGTGCACACCGCCTCCATGCCTTGCAGGTCCGCCGTCGCCACCGCGATGGCGTCGATGCACTCAATGGCCCCCTTGGCGTAGTGCGGGGGGCTGTTCACCATGTCTTTCATCAGTCGATCTCCTCGTGGCTTACCAAATCAGGTTCCGCGCCGGGCAGCCACACCGCCGCAGAGTTGTGTTGTTCAATCCGAGAGGCAATGATTTCGGCGCGCTGGCCTGACGACGGCGGCACGTACATACCGAACCGTGACGTGGACCCAGCGTTCGACGCGGCGTTGGTGGAGTCCGCACTGGCCAACGGAAGCCGGGTGAACACCTTGGGGTTGAGCATGCGCAGTCCATGCAGCCGGCACCACGGGCGGCCGTCTGCGTCGCAGATTGATCGCAAAGCCACGTCAACCCGGGCCCACCAAGGCGCGGTGCCCGGCGTGCGGTACTGCCCGCTTGACCCTAAAGCCACCGTGTCCCACTCCAAGGCCAGCATCTGGAGCCGCTCAACCGACTCATGCATGTGCCAGACCGGCACACCGCGAATGCGCTTCGGCCAAGCGCGCAGCAGCTCGTCGTTCTGCTCTTCAGACCCGTCAATGACGTCAGGGATCAACGCCCAATCGAAACCGGGGTGGCGCCGCCACTGATCGCACCAGCGGATGTAGCCGTCCACGTCAAGCTGGCCGCCCTGTTTCCACACAGTGAACGCGCCGTTGTCAAACACAAACGACTGGCATACGTCGGCCACAACGCCCATGTCGTCCTGTCTCGGGAACGGCACAAGCGCGTGACGACCACGCAAGAAGCGAACAAGATCCATGCGAGGGCCGCTCACCGGAGTGCCGTGGTAGTGGATCATTTCCATCTAGAGAACAACCACGCCCAAGCGGCGCCGCCGGCGGTCTTCGCCACGAACTGCGTCAGAACAACCCAAGGCATCAGCGCTCCAAAGGCCAATGTCGGGAACAGGACTGAATCGACCGCAGCCCCAGCGGTGTTGCTGCCAACACTGCGCCGCATCCATGACCCCGTCAGCCGGGCAAACACAGACCAGTCAGCAAGCGCAGCTACAAGGAAGCTGACCGAGCTGGCAATCGCAATTTGATCCGCGGCAGGGTTGAGCAACCATGTGAGCACGCCAGTTCCAACGATCAGCGTTGCCATCTGCCAAGTGCGCAATCTGAAGTGCAGCCAATCGCGCAAGGCCAAGTCCAAACCGATCAGCAAGAAAGCGTTCACCGGCGTGACCGCCGGGCCAAACGCAACGACAAGGAGGTTTGCCGCAACCATTGCGGTGGCGTAAACAACCAGTGCAAAAACGACAGTCATGGCCTGATGCTTTCAATCGTGACGCCGTGGTGTTCAGCCACGAGTTTCTGTTCGCCCCCGAACACCCGGAACAACTGATCCGCAATGTCCTCGTGGTAGCCCCGGTGATGCAAAGTCACCTCGTCGATGAGATCCTCAACCTTGATCATTTGGTTGGTTTGGATCTCCAGGGCGTACCGAATCCGCACGCCGTTTTCCGGGCACACCGAAAAGAACTCAGTGCGATAGATGTTCATCAGTCGATCTCCTTCATGTAGTACCGGGTCTCGAACCCGTCGCCGCGCAGCAGCAGGTCGGGCGCCCAGGCGATGGGCTGGCCGAGGACGGCCTCCACATCGGCCAGGGAGCCGACCCCGTCTGCTGCCTCAATCACGATCTCGTCGTGGATCGTCATCAGTTGCTGGTAACCCCGCTCGTCCAGGCGCAGCATCGCCTCGCGCAGGCAGTCACGAGCGATGGCCTGCGTGACGTTCTCCACCAACTTGCCGCCGTAGCTGGACAGCCGGGTCCACTGCTTGGTCTTCTGGTCCAGGCCCTCGTAGGTCAAGCTGCCGGCCGAGGCGACGATGAAGCGGCCACCGTCAGCGGTCTCGCGGTACAGGTCCTCGGCCTCCAAGCGTGGCTTGACGTAGGCCAAGCGCCGGCCCGAGGGCAGGGTGATGAACAGGAACCCGCTCTCCCAGGCGAACACCAGCTTGGCGCGGCCGGCTGCGATCGGCAGGACCACCGTCGTGCGCTGACCCACTGCGAGCTTGGCTGCGCGCTCCATGGCGTACCAGAGCTCGACCACCTCGGGGTTGGCCTGGCGCCAGGCGTTCTTGATGTCCTCCAGCTCGTCCTCGGGCACACCCATCTCCAGCGCGCCCATGGTCTTGAGCGCGTTGGCGCCGCCCTGGTATCCGAGCGCGAGCTCGGCCACCTTGCCGCGTTGCCGATACGGGGACTTCTTGGTGACGGAGCCAGGCGGCAGCTTGAACATCTGCTCGGCCGACGCCTCGTAGATCTTGCCGTGGGTGGCGAACACCTCCAGCCGCCACGCGCACCACGCGAGCCACGCCACCACCCGGGCCTCGATCGCGGAGAAGTCCACGACGATGAACCGGTGGCCGGGCTCGGCGATGAACGCAGTGCGGATCAGCTGGCTGAGCGTGTCGGCGGTGCCGAACAGCATCTCCAGGTCCTCGAACCGCCCGGCGATCACGAGCTCACGCGCGAGGTCCAGGTCGCGCAGCTTGTTCTGCGGCAGGTTCTGCACCTGCACCAGCCGCCCGGCCCAGCGCCCGGTGCGGTTGGCGCCGTAGAACTGCGTCAGCCCGCGCACGCGGTCGTCGCGGCACGCGGCGCGCTGCATGGCTTGGTACTTGGTCACACTGGTCTTGGCCAGCTCCTGGCGGATGCGCAGCACGCGCTGCACCGTCTGGCTGTCCGTGGCGGCCAGCAGCTTGGGCACCGACTTCTTGGTCAAGTCGGCCACCTCCTGCTCGGTCTCCTCTTCGAGCCAGGCGATGAGCTGGTCGCGGCTGTTGGGGTTGGTCAGCCCGGTCAGCGCCACCGCCTCGGACACGAGCATGGCCTTGATGCGCGCGTCGGCGGTGATCGCGTTGTCCACCAGCGTGCGGTGCACGCGGATGCCGCGGTTGTTCATCTTCTGGTCCAGGTGCCACAGCCGCCACTCCACCGCGGGCACGGGGAACTTCGACAGCCGCCGGGCCACCTCGCGCTCGGTCTCGACGTCGCGTGCGCAGTAGTCCTTGAACAGCTGCCACCGGGCCGGGTCGTGGTGCGGCAGGTTGCGCGTGCGCCCACCGTTGGTCTTGGTCGGCTTGCACGGGATGCAGAAGTAGCGGATCAGCGCACCGCCCACGCCCATCTTCTGCTTGTCCTGGTCCAGCCCGAGCACGCGGCCGACGTCGCCCAGGCTGCCCGGCAGACCGAGGTAGAGCGAGTGCACCGACGTGCACTGCCACTGCGTGACGTCGAGCTGCAGGCCGAAGTGCTTGCTTATGCATGCCACCTCGAAGGCCGCGTTGAAGGCGGTCTTCGTCACCTCGGGGTCGGTCAGGTCGTGCAGCACATGCTGCGGCAGCGCCTGGCCCTGCAGCAGGTCCACGACGTTGACCGAGGAGTCACCGTAGGCGTAGCCGAACAGCGTGACCTCGAAGTCGTCGCTCTCCACGTAGCGGTGGACGCCGCATTTGCGCAGGTCCACGCTGCTGTAGGTCTCGATGTCGATGCGTAGGGTTGTCATGTGTCCTCTTCGGTGAGGGCCCAACAGGCGCTCACCGAAAAGGGCCCCGGGTGGGGCACCTCAGGGGTTGATCACTCGGTGCGCCAGACGCGCACGCCGCCGTCGACCTTGCGCACGGTGAACTTGCGACCCAGCTGCTTGGCGGCGGTCGTAGCCCCGCGGCTCACGCTCGCTGCGCGAGCCTTCTGGTCAGCAGCTGCGGCCTCAACAAGGAAGCTGTCACCCACGGCCATGCTGGGCCAGGGGTACTTGCTGACGCGCGTGCGCAGCGGGGGCACAGGGACGCCTTTGTCGATCGTGATCATGCGAGGAACTCCTCTTGCACTGCGGTGAAGTCGTCTTCGGCGCGGCTGCGGCCCGACAAGGGCTCGCCGTCGGCCACCTTCTGGACGTTGCCAAGGCCCGCAGCGACGCCGCGGTTGCCGTTCTGGTTGTAGGCGTAGAAGTTGATCGACACGCGGCCGTAGCAGCCGCTGTACACCTCGTCGGCGTTCAGGATCGGCTGCACGCTGGCATCGACCACCTGGGGACGCTGCTTGCTGGTGGCGTTGATGAACCAATGCCCGCGGTACTCGGGGCTGTCGCGCTCGACGTCACCGTCGCGCAGCGGCACCTTCAGGCCCGGGGGCACCTTACCGCCCCAAGTAGGCTTCCCAGCCTCCTTGGCGGCCTCGATCGCCGCCTTGATCTTGTTGACCGTGGCGGTATCAGTTTTTGGCACCAAGACACACACGCTGTACTTGGGCTCTTGGCCCTCGTTCTGCGCGCGTGGCTGGAACAGGTTGACGTAGGACAAACGGGCCTTGCCCGTGACGATCTTCGTTGCGCTCATCTGGAGCTCCTTGATTACGAAAAGTCCGCCGCAGCTGATGCGACGGAATTGAGAGCCGGCCTCTTGTCAGAGTCCGGCACAAGCGTGGGCTTGCCTTGCGGCTTGACCACGAGATCGCTGATCAGCTCAGCGAATACCTTCTTACCCAGCGCCTTCTCCATGGCCGTGATGCCGAGGAGGCTGCGTTCGTAGATCACTTCCGCGGGGATCCCGGCGGCGATCAGCTTCGCGGCCACCTGGTCGTGGTCCACGTACTTGCGGTTGGCCCGACCCTCGACCAGCTTGAAGCCGGGCACGGTGTGGCCGGTCTCGGCCTGCGACAGGGCGTAGGTCTTGACGTCCTGCAGCCAGGCGATGGCCTCATCGGCGCGCGGTAGGATCGCGGCTATCTGGTCAACGGTGAGCAGTTCTGGAGGGGTGAACTCGCGCTTGGCCAGGGCCAGGTTGTGCTGCGCCCGAGCTGCGCAGGTGTAGCGCGCCTTGCAGAACCCCGACGTGCAGTGCTCGCCGGCCACGAACTCGCCAGCCCCGTCCCACGCCAGCGTGGCGCGCGGGCGCACGTAGTCGTCGGCCCACCGGGTCAGCTCGTCGACGGTCAGCTCCTCGCTGCTGTAGTTGCCGAGCCGCGGCTGCAGGACGGTGGTCTTCACAGACCGCGCGTCGAACAGGTGACCCAGCTGGTGCAGCGCGCCGAGCGCGTACAGGCGCATCTGGCTGTTGTCGATCGCGCTGACCGGCACGCCCTTGCCACCCTTGAGATCGAGCGCATGAAGGCACTGGTCGCTGACGATCACCAGGTCGCCGGTGCCGAACCCCTCGGGCACCCACGGGCTGAAGTCCAGGCGCTGCTCCAGCAGCACGATGCAGTCCGGTGTGTCCTTGCGCGCTTGCTCGATCACGTTCTCAGCAAACGCCACCGCCTCGCGCACCGCCTCGTCCAGCTCGGCTGTCCAGAACCCGTCGGCATGCAGTCGCCCGAGGCGGTCCTCGAACTCCTGCGCAGTAATGCGCTGCAAGTAGTTGAGCAGCAGCAACTCGAAGAGCTCGTGCATGAACGTGCCCTCAGCCGCGAAGGTTGAGCGCTCGTCCGGGAACTGCTCTTCCAGCCTGGCGCTGGGGCTGCAGGTCAGCCACTTCTTGGAGCCGCTGGCGCTGAGCTTGGCGTGCAGCTTCACGACGGCGGTGCTGCTCATACCGGCGCGCCTTCGATGTCGCCCTTGGGGACCTCGCGCATGAACCACTGCGCAGCGGCCTCGCTGATCTGCTGCGCGTGGGCGGCGATGTACGAGGCCACGATCAGGGCCGCCGTCGGCGCGGGCAGATCGGCGCCTGGCTCATGGCCGTCGATGCGGCCTTCCATGTTCAACGTGCCCTCAGGCCCGTCGGTGATGGTCACGATGCAGGTAGTCACAGGGCGCTCGCCTTCTCCAGCAGCTGCTGGTACTGGGTCGGGGGGATGTCGCTCAGCTTCGCGGCGCCGAGCTCGGCCATCAGGGCCTTGACTTCGGCGGCCTTGCCGGCGCGGCTGATCTCGGCGAGCTTGGCGCGCACGTCCTCAAGGCTGAGGGTCGGTGCGGCCGGCGCAGCCGGGGCAAGGATGGGCTCCGCAGGGGTCGGGGCCGGCTCGGGCTCGACGGGAGGGGGTGGCTGGACAGGGGTGTCCACTTGCTGGACAGGGGTGTCCACTTGCTCAGGCTCGGCGTCCTTCACCTTGGGCGGGCGGCCGCGCTTCTTGGCCGGCTCCTCCGGGGTGACGGTGATGGTGCCGGTCTGGGCCAGCGCGCTGATGGCCTCGGGGTTGAAGGCCATCGCCTCCTGGCTGCGGCGCAGGTCGGCCAGGCGCGCGACGGCGTCGGCCACCACCTGCAGTTCGGCGGCGTCAGCCACCGTCAGGGTGATCTCGATCATGTGTGGGTCTTTCAGATGGGTCGGTGAGGATGAGGAACCGGGTGAGCAGCTCCTGCATCAGCGGATTGGGTTGGGTGAAGAGCTCATCGGCCACGAGCCGGATGAGCTCCTCGTCGGTCAGCGCCCAGTGGGTCACCACCGGGCCTCGGGCGCGGTCTCGATGGACTCGCTCAGCACCCGCTTGGCCTCCTTGCGCCGTGCTTCGACGACGCGAGGATCGAGCATGCCGAACGGCCAGTTGGGGTCGACCTTGTAGAACAGCCGACGGATGTCGGTGCCTGCGGCCGGGGTGTAGACGAAACCGGGATCGTCAAAGCGCACCGAGGGCTCGGTGCGGCGTGCTACTTGCACTTCCATGTATGCCACCTCTCTTTTTGTGCAGCGCTACTTGCTGCTGGTGGCGAGTTTAGCTTGCGTCTGCGAACAAACGCAAGCGCTACTTACATACGGGAAAACCCGGAGGGGATCAGGTGCGCAGGATCTCGACGACCTTGGCCAGGGCGTCGGTAGGCGAGGCCACCGCGTGCAGGTTGGCCGCAGCGGACCCGACCAGGATCAGGTGGGCCTTGCTGGGGTCAGCGTGCTGCGCCAGGCGCTGCAGCTTGTGCACGAGGTGCTCGGGGGTGGCGGCGAAGACGAACAGGTGCCCGTGCTGCTCCAGGTCGGGCAGGACGTCGGGCGGGGGAGCGGCCTGCGGCAAAGTGGGAGCGTTGGCGGCCACAGGGCCGTGCTCTCCGAACTCGCTCGTCAGGCGCCAGATGGCGTTGAGGTCTGAGGCGTCGTTGAGCAGCCACTCCAAGGGCACGCGGGTGACGGAGGCGATCTTGACGACGTGCTCGGTGGTGGGCTTCGTCCGGTGCTCCGGCTCGGCCGCCTCCCACAGCGCAACGGCGCCTCGCGACACGCCGACCTTGTCGGCGAGGTCCTGTTGTGTCATGTCGGCGACGCGGCGCGCCTGCCGGAGTCGTTGCCACAGCTCAGTGATCGGTGCCATGACAGGATAGTGCAAGTGTGGGTAGCTAATTGCAAGCGTGTGCATGTGGGAAATGAGACAGCGGTGGACCCTGACGGGAGTCTGCAGATGCGTTGCAGGGGTGTCGAGGAAATCGTTCACCCGCTGCCGACAGGGTCTTGACCGCGATGAAAGCGCCGCTATCATCTGGCCCCCATGGACTTGCAAAACATCATCCGCCGGTTAGGCGGACCAGCGGCGGTAGGCCGCGTGCTTGGCGTGCGCTCGCAGGCGGTCAGCCTGTGGGTGGCCAAGAACAGAGTACCCATTGACCGTGTGCCGGCGCTGGTGGCGCTGGGCCGGGCGTTGGGCGTGGACCTGAAGCCAGAGGACCTGCGGCCGGACGTCCAATGGGCTGCTCTGCGGTGCGAGGTGTGCGCATGAGCGCGCTGCGTGAAGCCGCTCAGCAGGCGGTCGAGGCCATCGAGGAGGGGCTGTCCTTCGCACACCTGGACAACGTCGTGGCGCCAGCGCTGAGAGCGGCGCTGGAGCGCCAGCTCACGATCGAGGAGATCGAGGAGCTCTGGACTCAGACGGGCTACACCGGACGCGCTCCGCTTGGTTTCGCACGGGCGCTGGCCCGGATGCTATGACCGAGCTGCGTCTGGAGCTCAGCCGGGAGGCGCTGGAGGCTATCGTGCGTGGGGAGGAGCTGGTGCTGGACCTGATCGACGAGGATCTGCGCGTGTTCCTGGCCTGCGATCAGGTGACCCTGGAGCACTTCGCATCCGCCGTGCAGCGGGCCATGCTGCACCTGCTGCCGGTGGGCGACAGCAAACATTGATCACCGTGCCGGCCGGTCTGCCGGTGACTTGACCTGAAAGAGGAGAGGCTGTGAGTTTGCAACGACAAGAGTATTTTGAGGACCTGGTGAACGACGCGCTGGTGGTGCTTGAGCGGCGCTGGCCCGAGCACGACGTGGCCGATCAGCCGGAGGTGGTGGCGGCGCTGATCGTGAGCGACGCTCTGAACGGCATGCGCAAGAGCATGCTGGACCTGAGCGAGGCTGTGCGCTCCGTCGGGCGGACCCGGCTGGGGTGACGGTGAGCAGGTTCGGCGTGCTGGGCCCGAAGTTGCACCGGGCCGGCTGGGATGTCATCCCGATCCCCGACGGAGAGAAGAGGCCGGCGTTCAAGCGCTGGCAGCACGGGCTGTCCACCGAGCAGGTGGACCACTACGCCGCGAACGGCTACGCCCGCGGCTCGGTGGGGCTGCTGGCGCGCGGGTTCCCCGCGGTGGACGTCGACGTGCTCGACGCCGAGTGCGCCCTGGCGGTGCAGGCGCTGGCGCTTGAGGTGCTGGGCGACGCGCCCGTGCGCGTGGGCAAGCCGCCGAAGCGGCTGCTGATGTACCGCTGCGACACGGCGTTCGCCAAGGTGAAGGTGAACCTGGCCGGCCCCGGCGAGGCCACTGGCATCGTCGAGGTGCTCAGCGATGGCCAGCAGTACCTGATCTACGGGCGCCACCCGGAGGGCCACGAGTACGAGTGGGTGCGCGGCGCCGGGCCCGGCGACGACTGCGATGTGTGGCAGCTCACGGCGATCGACCAGGCCGCGGTGAGCCGCCTGGTGCAGCGCCTGAGCGAGCCTGGCGCGCTGCCGCAGGGCTGGAGCGTGGTGGGCGGCCGGCAGGGCGCGGCAGGGCAGGGCGGTGTGGCGGAGAGCGGGGAGGGCGGCGACGCCTTCGCCCTGCTGAAGGCGCCGCTGGAGGGCTGGCCGCTGGAGCGGGTGGTGACGCAGGTCCTGCCCCACCTGGACCCGAACATGCTGAACGATCAGTGGGCTGTGGTGGGGATGGCGCTGCACCACCAGGGGCAGGGCGATGAGGAGTGGCTGCAGGCATGGGATGAGTGGTCCCAGCCGGGCCACACCTGGGTGGAGGGCGAGTGCGCCTACCGCTGGGGCTCGTTCAAGGACGCGCTTGGCCGAGGCGCCGGCGGGGTCACGCTTGCCACCTTGCTGAAGTGGAGCAAGGAGGCCCGGGAGAAGGCCGAGCGCGAGGGCCGCCACGCCCTGCTGCAGGAGCTGCAGGCCCTGGTGGCCGGCGTGCAGGACGCGCAGGACCTGCCGGAGAAGATCGCCCCACGCATCGCCCAGCAGTCAGCGCTGAACGAACTGGAGCGCGAGCAGCTCGCGGTGGCGATCCGCCAGCGCACGCAGGAGCTCACCGGGGTGCGCCTGCAGATCGGCGCCGTGCGCAGCTGGCTGCGGCCCAAAACCAGCTCGGCGTTCGCCCATGTCAACGACGAGGGCCACCCCCTGTGCACGTTGGAGAACATGCGCCAACTGCTGAGCCAGCTGCACTGGCGCGTGCGCTACAACGTGATCAAGAAGGCGATCGAGATTTTGATTCCCGGCCAGGGGTTCTCCCGCGACAACCGCGACAACGCCGCGATCGCCTGCGTGCTGTCTGAGTGCGAGAAGGCACGCATGCCGACGAAGCATGTGGCGCAGTACCTGATCCGCATCGCCGACGAGAACCAGTTCAACCCCGTGGCGGTCTGGGTGGAGTCCAAGCCGTGGGACGGGGTGTCGCGCCTGGAGGACTTCTACGCCACCGTGCGGGCCACCGCCGACAGCGACGCCATGAAGAAGCGACTGCTGCGCAAGTGGCTGATCCAGTCCGTGGCCGCGGCGTTCAGCCCCGACGGCATCGCCACCCAAGGCATCCTGACCTTTGTCGGGCCGCAGAACATCGGCAAGACCACCTGGTTCCAGCGGCTGGCGCCGCCGGAGCTCGATGTGGTGCTGACCGGGCACACGCTGGACACCAAGAGCAAGGACAGCATCTTCGTCGCGCTGTCGTTCTGGCTGGTGGAGCTGGGCGAGGTGGACGCGACCATGCGCAAGAGCGACATATCGGCTCTGAAGTCATTCATCACGCAACCTCACGACAAGATCCGGCGACCGTACGCAGCGACGGAAAGTAGCTTTGGACGCAGGACGGCGTTTGGCGCAACCGTGAACGACGAACAGTATCTGCACGACCCAACCGGCAACCGCAGGTTCTGGACGATCGAGGTGGAGAGCTTCGACCTGGACCGCACGATCGACATGCAGCAGCTGTGGGCTGAGGTGTTGGGCCTGTACCAGGCCGGGGAGCGGTGGTTCCTGGACCACGCGGAGGTGACGGAGCTGAACGCGCACAACGACGACTTCACGGTCCAGGACCCGATCGAGGAGCGCATCGCGGGCGCTTTTGACTGGTCCACAGACGGCCCTTGGCGATGGGTGACGGCCACAGAAGTGCTGATGATGGTGGGCGTTTCGGACCCATCGCGCTACCAAGCGATCAGTGCTGGCCGGGCGATCAAGCGGCTCAACAAAAATCAGCGAAAAAAGAGCAATGGCCGCGTGATTTTTGCGATCCCAGCCGCGGAGGCGTTTTTAGGGTAAGAGGGCAAAGGAAAGCGGTCTATTGCCCTGACCCTTTACCCTCACCTAAGTCCTTGATCTTCAACAAGAAAACACTAAAGGGTAATAGAGGGTAATAGATCTCTAATACAACATTGGGGTAAGTATATAGTAAGTAGTGCTTACTATATATATCCCCTAGAGATATAGTCTTCTAAGTACATTCCCCTCCTATGCCCTTTACCCTGCACCATGCTTGAGCGAGAAGTTGAGCGTCATTTGGTTGAGCGGGTCCGTGCGGCCGGCGGTATGGCGCTGAAATGGGTCAGCCCGGCTAACGCAGGGGTGCCCGACCGCGTGTGCTTCCTGCCCGGCGGGCGGGTGGTGTTCGTGGAGCTCAAACGGCCGGGTGGGCAGTTGAGGCCGCTGCAGGAGCGGGTGATCGGGATGCTGAGGCGGCTGGGTGCGGAAGTCCACGTCGTGGACAGCAAGGAAGGTGTGGATGAGGTTCTTGCCGCGTGAGGTGCAGCGCATCGCCATTGAGCGGGTGCTGAGCGCCAAGGAGCAGCTGATCGCGCTGCGCATGGGTGCGGGCAAGTCAGCGGTGGTGCTCACGGCGCTGCAGGAGCTGCTGCACGACCGGTTCGAGGTGGGTCGATGCCTGATCGTGGCGCCCAAGCGGGTGGCCGAGCTCGTGTGGGCGCAGGAATGCGCGAAGTGGGATCACACCCGGGGCTTGCGGGTTGAGCGCGTGTTGGGCACCCGGGAGCAGCGCGTGGCCGCGTTGGCACGGCCAGCGGATGTGCATGTGATCAACGTCGAGAACTTCTGCTGGTTGGTGGAGCTGGTGGAGGAGAGCGGCGAGGCCTGGCCGTGGGACATGGTGGTGATCGATGAGAACCGCGGCGTGAAGGACCGGGCCAGCAAGACCTGGAAGGCCTTCAAGCGGGTGCGCGATCAGATCCAACGGCTGTACCTGCTGACTGGCACGCCCACGCCCAACGGGTTGTTAGAGCTTTGGGCGCAGGTGAGCCTGCTGGACCGTGGGCAGCGGCTGGGCCGGAGCCTGACGGCGTACCGGGACAGGTGGTTCCAGCCGGACAAGCGCAACGGCATGGTGGTCTACACCTGGAAGCTGAGGCCGGGCGCGGAGCAGGAGATCCACGAGGCGGTGTCGGACGTGATGCTGAGCCTGGACAGCGACGCGCGGATGCCGGAGCGGATCGACAACATCGTGCCGGTGGCGTTCGACATGCGGCGCTACCGGGAGCTGGAGCGCACCTTGGTGAGCGGGGCCGTCACAGCGCCGTCAGCGGGCGTGCTGGCGGGCAAGCTGGCGCAGATGGCCAACGGGGCGGTGTATGACGACGTGGGCGGCGTGGAGCACGTCCACGACGCGAAGCTGGAGGCGCTGCGCGAGATCGTCGAGCAGGGCGAGCCGGTGCTGTGCCTGACGACGTTCAGGCATGACACAGCGAGAATCCGGCACGCCTTCCCACAGGCCCGGGAATTCGACGGCGAGCGGTCGCTGCGGGATTGGCAGGCGGGCAAGGTGCCGTTGCTGCTGATGCACCCGGCCAGCGGCGGCCACGGGGTCGACGGGCTGCAGCTGGGTGGGCGCGTGGCGGTGTGGTGGGGTCTGCCGTTCAGCCTGGACCTGTACGAGCAGGCCAACGCCCGGCTGCACCGGCCAGGCCAGAGCCGCGGGGTGGTGATCCACCACTTGGTGGCGCAGGGCACGATCGATGAGCGGGTGATGGCCGTCCTGGCGGCCAAGGGCGACGTGCAGCAGGCGCTGCTGGACGCGGTCAAGGGTTTGCAGCAAGGGCAGAACGCGGGGGTTACAGCATGAGGCGAGAGCGGATCGACCAGGCGCAGGGCTCGCGCCACCTGGAGGAGGCACCGATCGAGGAGATCGGCGACGTGGACGTGCTGAGGGCCATGGGCATGGCCGCGCAGCGCCAGCCGCTGGGGGTGAGCCTGTGGAGGCTGCGCTACAGCCGCGCGAGAAGCGAGCTGGCCACGGTGCTGGAGGGCCTGACCGCGTGGGCGTGCCGTAACGGGACGGACCCCGAGCTGGTGCCGCCCGTGCTGGCGCACTGGCTGCAGGACGTGTGCCGGGTCTGCGAGGGCCGCGGGTACGCGGTGGTGGACGGCACGCCGATGCTGTCAGACGTGCCGTGCGGTGCGTGCGGGGGAAGCGGCAGGGCCCCGCTGCCGGTGGCCGGGGCGCAGGCTGCGGCGCTGCTGGAGCACATCGCCAGCCTGGAGCGGCTGGCGGCGGCGGACATCATGCGGCGCCTGAGCCTGCAGCTGGCGGACCTGGACGGCCCGGGCTGAGCTGCAGGCCGGCGGGCGTCAGGCCCGATCGGGCAGGCGCTGGCCGCAGCAGGGGCAGCGGGCCTTGGTGTCGCGAGCGATGGCCGCGTAAACCGCGCTGGAGCTGATTCCCAGCCTTTCAGCGGCCTGCATGGGCCCCACCCCTTGGCTGACCAGTTCCAGCGCCTTCTGCGTGCGGCTGAGGGGCTCGCCGGGGCGGGCCTGGGCAGCGGTAGCGCGTGCGGCGGCTTCAGGCGTGGGCCTGGGGCGCCTGTAGAGCGCCACGGCGCCAGGCGGCAGGGGTACGGGCGTGCGGGGGAAGGACAGGCAGCGCAAGGGCCCGTCGGGCAGGGCACGGGTCGCGACCAGCACCGTCCGGGGAGCGGACGCCACTGTGGCCTCGATGCCGGCGCGCACCTTGTCGGACCAGGGCAGCGCCAGGAAATCGGCAAGCGGGGATGGGTTCATGGCTGGACCTCCGCCACCGGTGGCCGGTGTTTGGCCGCCCAGCGACGGTCGGCGGGCACGGCGGGGTAGATCCACAGGGGCTTGTCACCGGTCAGCACCTGCACCAGGACGTGCGAGACCTGGCCTTGGGCGTCCAGCACCACGCCGGCCGCGTAGGCCTCACCCCGGCGGATGAGGTCCACCGCCCGGGGGCGTTTTGCGGGGATGGCGGTTTGGATCATGCGGTCACCTCTTCGGCAGAGTCGGCAGCAACCCACACCCAGGCTTGAACCCAGGCCCCGTCGTCGGCTTCAGACACAACGGCGTTGTCGTCGATGTCGATTTCATCGCATACGTACTGGCGGATTGCTTTTTCGACCAAAGCGGGGTTGGTGTTGTCGGCTGTCGTGTCTTTTTGGGCGGGGGTCAGGGCGTAGATGAGCGAGACCAAGGCGGATGTGGCGGCTTCGATTTCTTCCTGTTCGTCGGCCAGATCGGACACCTCGGTCCAATCGGCTTGTTCCAACCAAGCCCTCTTGTCGGACAGGCCGGCGTCCGCGTAGTCGCGCAGGAGGGCCCACTGGGATTCGGGCAGGGTGATGGTGAGCATGGTCATGGTGTCAGTCTCCGGGTCAGATGAAAGCGGCCACGAGCAGGGCCAGGGCTAAGCCGTAGGCCACGGCGAAGGCGGCATCACGCCAGGTCAGGGGTTGGCCGTGCATGGTTCAGGCCTCCACGCGGAACAGGGGGCCGCTGATGCACCAGGCGCGGCTGTCTTCGTAGCCGGGCAGGGCGCGGATGGCGGACTGGCTGATGGCCGCGATGATGGCGAAGGCCTCGGTCGACTCCCAGTCGTCGGTCTCGCAGGCCTGGTATCCGTAGCCGTGACAGCCCTTGATCACGTCAATGGGGTTGAGCACGTTCGAGACGTACTGGAACTTGAAGCCGTGCGCCGGGTCGGCTTCGTTGTAGCGGTGGTTCACGCTGCGCACGTTTTGCGCGTACAGCACGGAGGCGATGCGCTTCTCATCGCCGCGCAGGTCGCGACGGCGGCCGCCCCAGTAGTAGCTGACAGCGCTCAAGCCGTGGCGGTCGCGGGCCCAGCTAACGAGGGCGTTGATGTGGAAGTCGGGTACGAGGTATGCGGACATGGTCAGAGTCTCCAGTGCAGGCATCCGGCCTGCGACGGTGTGTCGACGACACTCCCAGGCCGCCCGTGGGCGGCTAGGGGCTGGCGTCAGCGGGTGGTGTAGGCCTTGAGGTAGCCGTCGGGCGTGTTGACGATGAGGCCGTCGCTGAGCAGTTGACTCAGGGCGGTGTTGATGCTGATGTCGTCTGCGTAGCCGTTGGCTGCGCACACCCGTCGGATGTCGGGCATGCGGGGGCAGGCGCCGTCGTCCAGGTAGTCGAGGATCACACCAGCGTTGAAGGCGGCGGCCTTGAGCAGGGCGGGGTAGTAGGCCATGGTGTCGGGCTCCGGGTTAGGCGGTGCGAAGGCTGCGGACCACGTCCGTGGCCAGGTCGCGCAGGGCTGACAGGCACTCGGCGTGCGACAGGCCGGCGGCCTGCATGTTGCGCATGGCCGCCTGGATCGCCAGGGCGGCGGGTGAGCCTTCCCCGGCCTCGTAGGTGCCGCCAGTGCGGCGGGCGCGTTCAGCGGCAACGAAGTGCTGGCGGACGGTCATCAGCAGGTGTGCGGTGGTGGTCATGGTGTGGTCCTTTCAAAAGCGGGTCGGGGTGTTGGCAACGGGCTCGTGCGGCGCGTAGTCCCGCAGGATTTGCTTGGCACGGGCAACCCGTGGGTCACGTTCCATGGTCGGGTTGAGCGCTGCGTAAGCCGTCAGGGCCTCAAGGGTGCGCAGGATGTCGGCCACGTTGGGAAGGGCGACGTTGTTCAGGTGTGCCGATGCGTCGGCGATGGCGTCAAGTGTTGCGGTCATGGTTCAGGCCTCCGTGGTAGCGCGGGCCACAACCAAGCGGGCGGTGCCGCCCAGGCGCAGGGTCAGCAGCAGCACGTCGGCGCCGTGAGTGGTGTTGCGCTCTACGTCAGCCCAGCCCAGCTCTTCCAGCTTGCGGGCCGCCTTTTCTTGCTGAGGGCCGAAGGCGGCGGCGCAGCCGTAGCGGATCAGGGTGTCCAGCAGGTTGATCGCCGTGGTGTTCAGGTTGGTCATGTCGTCTGTCCTTGTCTGCTGCAGCAACCGGCTGCTCGGTGACGACAGTGTAAGCACAGCTATCGGCTGTTGGAATGAAAAATTTTGACGACAGCGCGGCTAAACGTTCAAACGGATTGAACGGTCACGCTTGGCCGTTCAAAGCCTGCAAAAGTGATAGATCTGATACTTCAAACTGATAGATGTGATGCACTTGACAGCCGGCGAGCCCTGCCCGAAACTCTTTGCGCGCCTAAGTGCGTCCAAAAACCCCGCAGCCTGCGGGGTTTTTCACTTGTGCGCTGCCCCGGCCTGCGGGCCCGATCAGCGCACCACCAGCCCAGCACGTCACCAGCCTGGCAGCCTCAGCGCTGTACCAGGCCGGCCGCGTGCTGCCTGCTCCAGAACTGTAGCCAGCAAGCGCCCGCTCCCTAGGTGGAGGGGTGCTGATTCGTGTCCTGATGCAGGCACCCGAACGGTGCTGCAGGGCTGGCAGGGCCTGGCTGCAGGGCACGGCGCTGGGCAGGCAGGGCAGGGGTGGAAAGAAAATCGACCCCCACCCCCGGGGTCTTTTTTCTGGTGGTGATTCCCGGACCCCCGGTACACCCCCGCTTTCGAGTTGGGGCCCCCGGAGCTATAGGTACCTACCCAATCCACGAGCCGGGCCATCCAGCCAACACACTTCCTATGCAACTACCTACAAGTTGTATAGGAGGTGTGTAGGTAGACACGTAAACAACGTGCAAACCGACAACGTAAATGCGCAAATCAGCGTAAGAGCCACATGCAAAACTACAGCGTCCCTACCCCTTCACGTAACCCCTCACGCAACGCAGGAGCTCCCATGAAAGCAGTCTCTGGTCCTTTCGCACTCAACGCTGGCAAGCAAGTCGGCGGCAACGCCATGCAGGGCAAAGGTGACTTGCCGGCCAAGGTCAGCGTGCCGATGCCCGGCACCAACGCCACTCAGCCTGCCTACAAGGGCGGCATGAAGAGCTCTGTCCCCGGATTCGGCGGTGGAGTCATCCCGGGGAAGATCTGATGGCCAAGCAATTCGCCGACCTTGCAGGCGAAGTCCCCAAGCTGGCCACCGCCGCGGACATCTACCCTGAGATCCAGGGTCGGACGCGGCCGACCAAGCACGCGCAGGATGTGCGGGCCAAATCGCCGGGCAAGATCAACCTGAAGCACGTCGCAGAGGCGTGCGCAGACGCTGGTCTCGATCCCGCGGCCGAGATCTTGCGCGTGCTCACGGAGCGCGTGCCGGTGCTCGACCGCTCCGGCCAGCCTGTGCTGGACCCCAACACCGGCGAGCCCATGACTGTGGACCGGGTGGACCCTGACACCAGGCTGCGCACGCTCAACGAATTGCTCCAGTACACGCAACCGAAGCTGAAGGCGGTGGAGGTGAAGGTCAACGGCAATCTGGAGCTCAGCGGCGACCAGCTCGATCAGCGGCTGGCATCGCTTATCGCGAAGGCGGCCAAGTGAATCTGGCTGGTCTGAATCTCGCCGCGCTGTCCGATGAGGAAAAGCGCGAGCTCTACGAGCTGCTCAAGCTCAAGGACACGCGGGAAAAGCGCAACCGCCTCGCAGCCTACGCCCCGTACGCCAAGCAGCGCGAGTTCCACTCCGCTTCGGCTGGCTACCGTGAGCGTCTGTTCATGGCAGCCAACCAGAGTGGCAAAACGTGGGCTGGTGCATTCGAGATGGCCATGCACCTGACCGGTCGTTACCCCGACTGGTGGACCGGCCGGCGCTTTAACTACGCGATTCGGGCCATGTGTGGATCCGAATCGGCCGAGTTGACACGCAAGGGTGTCCAGCGTCTGCTCATCGGGCCACCCGAGCTCAGGGACGAGTGGGGCACAGGGGCGATTCCGCATGAGGCGCTGCGCGACACCAGCATGAAGCAGGGGGTGCCCGACGCCATCAGCTCGGCTGTGGTGCGGCATGTGTGCGGCGAAGACAGCGTGCTGCAGTTCAACTCCTACGACCAGGGCCGTGGCAAGTGGCAGGCCGACACTGTGGACCTGGTCTGGATGGACGAGGAGCCGCCGCAAGCGATCTACAGCGAGGCCCTGACCAGAACCAACGCCACCAGTGGCAGCGTCTACGTGACGTTCACTCCGCTGCTGGGCATGAGCGACGTCGTCAAGCGGTATCTGCTGGACAGGCCCACCGGCACGACCGTCATCAACATGACGATCGACGACGTCGAGCATTACAGCAAGGAGCAGCGCGAGGCGATCGTCGCGAGCTACCCCGAGCACGAGCGAGAAGCGCGCACCAAGGGGATCCCGATCCTGGGCTCGGGGCGGGTGTTCCCGATCGCCGAGAGCGCGATCTCGATCAATCCGTTCCCTATCCCCGCGCATTGGCCGCGGATCGTCGGGCTGGACTTCGGCATCGACCACCCCACCGCTGCCGTGTGGCTGGCCTGGGACCGCGACGCCGACGCTCTGTACGTCACCGACTGCTACCGGGTCAAGGACTCCAGCATCGCGATCCACGCCGCCAGCATCAGGGCGCGCGGCGACTGGATCCCAGTCGCGTGGCCGCATGACGGCTTGCAGCGGGATAAGGGGTCAGGCGAGCAGCTGGCCGACCAGTACCGGGCGCAGGGGTTGAACATGCTGCGCAACCGCGCCACGTTTGAGGACGGCTCCAGCGGGGTGGAGGCGGGAATCGCCGAGATGCTGACCCGGATGCAGACGATGCGTCTGCGGGTGTTCAGCCATCTCGCTGATTGGTTTGAAGAGTTCCGGCTGTACCACCGCAAGGACGGGCTGGTGGTCAAGGACGGCGACGACCTGCTCTCAGCCACCCGCTACGCCATGATGGCCCGCCGACTGGCCAAGACCCAAGACGCGGCCGTCACATCGCTGCGCCGCGGCAACATGTTCCCCGTCATCGATTACGGCGTGCTGGACGCCGAGATCGGTTACTGAAAGCACACCACATGGACTTCCCCAAGGAAATCGATCCCGAGCTGCTGGTGGACGTCGAGGACGACACCCAGGCTGAGATGGATCCCGAGATCGACCCAGAGCGCGAGGCCGAGATGGCGCAGGAGCGCCTGCAGATGTTCGGCTACAACATGGCGCGCCAGCGCGACGAGTGGATCCGGGATCGGTATTCCTACGGCGTGGACAAGCGCTGGATTGAGGACCAGGACCAGTACGACAGCAAGGACAACATCGCCAAGGCCGCCAGCCAGATGATGACCAGCGTCGAGCAGGGCTACCCTGTCACGACGCAGATGGCCAAGCCCAACCGGTCCACCGTGTTCATCGGCATGACCCGGATGAAGACCAACGCGGCTGAGGCGCGCCTGGCCGACATCCTGCTGCCCACGGACGACAGGAACTGGGGCATCCAGCCCACGCCCGAGCCGCATGTCATGGGTATGGTCATGGACGACCGCATGGCCGGCGACAAGCTCACCGGGCAGCCGATGGTCGACCCTGAGACGGGGCAGCCGCTGCGCGTCAAGGACGTCGCGCGGGCTGCGCTGGAGGTGGCCCGGCGCAAGGCCGACGCCATGCAGACCCGCATCGACGACCAGTTGACGGAGTGCGACTACAACGGTGAGCTGCGCAAGGTGATCCACGACGCCGCGGTGCTGGGCACCGGGGTGGTCAAGGGACCGGTGGTCACCAACCGCGTGCGCAAGGCCTGGCAGCCGATGACCGACGCCATGGGCCAGACCGTGCAGACGGTGATGATCGTCGAGGAGCTGGCACCGGCGAGCTTCCGCGTGGACCCGCGCAACGTCTTCCCCGACCCCGGCTGCGGTGAGAACGTGCACACGGGCAAGGGCATCTACGAGCGCGAGAAGCTCACCGCCAAGCAAGTCCGCGACCTGGCTAAGCAGCCTGGCTTCATGCGCGAGCAGCTGCGCAAGGTGCTCGAAGAGGGGCCCAAGCGCTCGGCCACCTTCCAGGAGCTGCGCGACGAGGACCAGCGCGACATCGCCCGCGACACCTACGAGATGTGGACGTACTGGGGCGAGGTCGAGCACGAGGACCTGCGCAGCGCCGGCGTTGACCCGGGCGAGGAGGACGTGCTGCGCACCATCTCCGCGTGCGTGGTGATGATCAACAGCACCGTGGTCAAAGCGTTCCTGAACCCGCTGGAGGGTGGCGACATCCCCTACGACTTCTACGTCTGGGAGAAGGTGGCCGGCTCCTGCTGGGGCTACGGCATCCCGTACCTCATGCGCAGCCAGCAGAAGGTGCTCAACGCGGCTTGGCGCCAGCTGATGGACAACGCAGGCGTCAGCTCGGGCCCGCAGATCGTGATGAAGCCCAGCGTCATTCAGCCGGCCGACAAGCGCTGGGAGCTGAGCTCGCGCAAGATCTGGTTTGCCACCGACGACATGGACGACGTGCGCAAGGCGTTCGCCACGTTCGAGTTCGACTCGCACCAGGCAGAGCTGGCCAACATCATCAAGATGGCCACCGAGCTCGCCGATGCGGAGACCGGTGTGCCGATGATTGCGCAGGGCGAGCAGGGCGCTGCGCCCGAGACGGTCGGGGGCATGACCCTGCTGATGAACAGCGCCAACGTCGTGCTGCGCCGACTGGTCAAGCAGTTCGACGACATGATCACCCGGCCGCACCTGCGCCGGTACTACGACTACAACATGCTCTACGACGAGGACGAGAGCATCAAGGGCGACTTCAGCGTCGACGCCCGTGGCTCCAGCGCCCTGCTGGTGCGCGACGTCCAGAACCAGGCGTTCCTGAACCTGCTGGCCGCGGCGGCCAACCCGATCTTCGGCAAGTACATCGACCCGAAGAAGCTCTTCGAGAAGGCGCTGCAGGCGCAGCACATCGACCCGGCTGAGGTCTTCAAGCCCGAGGACGAGATCGAGGAGATGGAGGCCGCCGAGAAGCAGGCGATGGCCCAGGCGCAGGAACCGGCCGATCCGAAGATCGAGGCCGCGCGCATCCGCGCCGAGAGCGACATGGCCAAGATTCAGGCGCAAAACGACGGCGACGCCGCGGAGCTCAACACCCGACTGCAGATCGCCCAGGCCAACATCCAAGCGCGCCGCGAGCAGATGCAGATGCAGCGCGAGATCGAGATGATGCGCTTGGCCAACCAGCAGAACGTCAGCCTGGAGCAGATCAAAGCCAAGCTGGCCGAGACGTCGATCCGCGAACGCGGCAAGAAGGAACTGTTCGCGGCCGAACAGCGTCTGAAACTCGTAGCCGGATCGGGTATCTGAACCCTAGAATTCGACCCCAAGACAGGAGCACTGTATGCCCAATCTCTATATCACCGAGTTCGCCCAAGAGGGCATTGACGCCCTGGGCCGGATCGTGCCCGTGGCGAAGGTGCCGGCCGTCACCGAACAGAAGGTTGTGTTCAGCACGAGCACGCAAAGCGCCACGCTTGATCCGCAGACCACGCTGGTACGGCTGCACGCCGACGGCATCTGCTCGGTGGCGGTGGGCGTGAACCCGACGGCCACGACGAGCAACATGCGTCTCGGGTTGAACCAGACCGAGTACTTCGCGGTTCAGGCCAACAGCGGCCTGAAGATCGCTGCGATCAACAACACCTGACCGAGCGCAGAAATGTTTCCAGTACCGACCCACGGCTTGATGGGGGCGATGTCGGGTGCCGACATCTCGGCAGGCGTTGCGTTGGCGCTGGACTTCATCAACGGCGCCACCAGCCTCGATCGCCGCATCACCTTCTCCCGCACCACCAACGCCACGCTGACGGACAGCACGGGCAAGATTGCCTACGCGCCACACAACCTGCTGACGAACTCGGAAAACTTTGAGGCGGCGGCTTGGGCTAAATCCGCTGGTGCCAGCGTATCTGCAAACTCAACGATTGCACCTGATGGTACTTTGACCGCCGACACAGTGACGTTTGCGGCAAGTTCAGACTTCATCAACCAGCAAATCCTGTCCTACTCCGCAGTCAACGGGCAATCAGTCACGTTCTCAATCTATGCCAGAACGGCAACACAGCTTATTGTCTTCGGCGGCGCATCGCCTGCTGGCACGGACGTATTTACAGCAACTGCTGTAGGCGGCGGTTGGTTCCGTCAAGTTGTAACACGCACCTTCACGGTGACTGTATCTGGCACTTTGCAGTTGCTGCCAGCGGGCTTGATTATCGGAGCGGGTAGTTTTCCTATCTGGGGAGCCCAACTCAACATCGGAAGCACTGCACAGTCCTACAACTCCACCACGCCCAAGAACCTGCTTGGCTTCACTCAGGAGCCTGAGAACGCAGCGTGGACCAAGAGCAACTCGTATGTGCAGCAGAACTTGCTGACATGGAGTCAGGACTTTGACAATGCGGCTTGGAACAAAGGCAACGTAACCGTTACTGCCAATGCCGCCATTGCTCCTGACGGATCGGCCACCGCAGACAACCTTGTAACGGTGGCTACAACAGCAATTACGGGCCCTTTCACTGTTGCTGGAGTTGCGTCTGCTACCAATACGCAGAGCTTCTACGTCAAGCAAAACGTCGGCATTCGCTATGTCCAACTCTTGTGGACGAGTTCAGGAACGTCTTCTGACTATGCTGACTTTGATCTGCAAACCGGAACACTGACGGCTGGTTCCTACGCTGGAGCGTCAATCACAGCAGCAGGGAATGGCTGGTACAGAATCAGCCTGACCTCTGCGTTGTCTGCAACCGCAGGTGGTCCTTGGTTGATTGCAATTCCAACATCCACTGCTGGCCGTGGCGCAACGTATGTGGGCAACGGTACTGACGCGCTGTTTGTCTGGGGCGCTCAACTCGTCCAAGGCTCCGTCCCCGGCGATTACCAAGTCACGACCTCTGCTGCTGCGGCGGTGCAGTACAGCGATCCAAACGGGACTCGGACGGCGGATAAGTTGGTTGAGGATGCAGCCACAGCGTTCCATTACGCTTTTCAATTAGCAACCCCTTCTAACTCAGCGCCATACACCGTTAGTTTGTATGCCAAAGCTGCCGAAAGAACTCGACTGCGAATAAGTGGTAGCGCATCAAGTTGGGCATCTCAATCAATTGCCGTTTTTGACCTCTTAAATGGGACGGTTGTCACTAATAGTGGCGCGTTTACAAGTGCAAGTATTGTTAGTGTTGGTAATGGGTGGTATCGCTGTACAGCAACAGGCTTGTCAAATGCAGCGCCAACACCCTCTCAGGAGATGGTTCAGATAGTTTTGGTTAGCTCCGGAACTACGGCCTCCTACACCGGCGACGGCACCTCTGGCATCTTCATCTGGGGAGCCCAGCTCAGCAACAGCGCCAGCGTGGACCCCTACGTCTACAACCCGCAAGCAGCGCCCACCAGCACGGCCTACTACGGCCCGAGGTTTGACTACAACCCGGTGACGCTGGCGGCTAACGGGCTGCTGATTGAGCAACAGTCAACCAATCTTCTGTTGTGGTCTGAGGATTTCAGCAATGCGGTTTGGGTGAACAACGGTGGAACCGTAACGTCAAATGCGTTAGTCGCGCCTGATGGCACAACGACTGCGGATTATTTGGTTCGTTCCACAGCATCTGGTGATGGTAGATATCAAGCAATATCTGCTGGAACATCTGGAGTTTTGACAGCTTCAATTTACATCAAGAAAGACACGGCGGTAAATTCTGCCATTTGGATTTACGACGCTACGGCTGTAGCGGATAGAGCGTTTGCGACCATTACTTGGTCCGGTTCCACTCCGACACTTACGGCAACAGTCGGCACTGCTGGAACACCCATAGACGCTGGTAATGGTTGGTGGCGTATATCAATCACCTCAACAGCGCTAGTTGGGGCGAACACCAATCGCCTCTACTTGTTGCCAGCGTACACCGCTTCTAGCAATGGACAACAGACGGCATTCTGGGGTGCCCAGCTGGAGTAACCAACATGATGGAACACGACCTCGTAAAAGAACTGTTTGACTATCGTGATGGTCACTTGTACTGGAAGAAGAAAACCAACAAGAGACACAGCATCGACAAGCCCGCTGGGACGATCAACTCCCTTGGCTACGTTGTCATCACGCTCAACGGCAAGAAGATGCATGAGCACAGGCTGGTGTGGTTGTGGCACGGCAAAGAGTTGCCTGTGATGATTGACCACATCAACCGAGACAAGTCAGACAACAGGATTGAGAACCTTCGCGCTGCTGACTACATCACCAACTCGTACAACAGCAAGCTGAAGACCGACAACACCTCTGGCGTCAAAGGCGTGAGTTGGTGCAATACCTACAACAAGTGGGTTGTGCAGATTTACGCGAACAAGCAGAAGATTTCTAAACGGTTTGACCTGATGCAAGATGCCATTGACTTTGCCAAGCAAAAGCGCCAAGAGTTGCATCAAGCATTTGCCTGTGAAGGGGTATAAAAATGGCAGCATTTGCTACATCGTATATACCGACACAAGCCTCCCAAGTCACCCGAGCAGCGGACAATGCGTCGATGCTGGGGGATAACTTTGCGACTTGGTTCAATGCGAGTCAGGGGACGTTGTACGCGGAAGCCACAAGCAGTGTTCCTAGTTCCGATGCAGTGGTTAGGTTTGCTGCCGTTGTGTTTGACGCAGCTAGCTACTCAAATGCTTTGAGACTTGAGCGTCTTGGTGGTTCTGCTAGGTATGTCCAAACCGTGAGCGGAGTAAGCAACGTAGCAACCGCGACTTGGAACGCGGGCGATACGGTTGCAATAGCAGCGGCATACCAAAACAGCAATAACGCAGCAGCGTTCAACGGCGGGGCAGCACAGGCTGTTGCTGGCAACGTGCCGACGGGGCTTGTAACTCTTGGCATAGGCGGCCACGGCACGATAAGCGCTAACAGTCTTTGCGGGTATGTGCGCTCCATCAGCTACTACCCCACGCGCCTGTCCAACGCAACTCTTCAGGCCATCACAGCATGACCGACGAAACCCTAACCGAGCCCATCGTCCAAGAGGGCTACTGCGACTACATGGTGGTCTTCGCTGATGAGGATGAGGCTATTGCAGTCCTGTACGACTCAACCACCGATGGTGAAGGCAACGTGACGCTGACGCCGCGCTTCACTGCGGTGGACATGATCGGCACGATTTACGAGCCTGCGCCTGATCCGGTGCCTGAGAACTACAAGCCGCTGCCGTACACGGGCTACCACGCCAACGTGCGCAACATCGGGCCAGCGCCTGAGCTGGATGCGTTTGTGGTGAGCCCGACTCCCGTAACTCCTCTTCGTGTGTGGGCCTGAAGGCAGAAAGATCGTGAACGTGGCCATGACTGACTCTGACTTCCAGCGGCTTGAAGCCAAAGTGGACAAGCTCACCGACGCCATCCAGCGGCTGATCCTCATCGAGGAGAGGCAGTCCAGTCAGGGCGAGCGGATCGGCAAGTGCGAGGCCTCGATCGCCGTGCACGACACGATGATCCACAAGACCGACAAGAAGGTCGACCAGTGGATCAACCGCGGCATCGGGGTGTGGGTCGCGGCCACCATGCTCTTCGCGGTGGTGCAGTTCGGCGCCAAGTTCATGGGGAAATGAAGATGGGCAAAGCAGGCGAGCTGATCGCGATGGTCTTTGTGGGCCGCGACATGGCGCATCGCGCCCACCTGAGCACGCGCAGCTACGCTGAGCACATGGCGCTCGGCGGCTTCTACGAGGGCATCATCCCGCTGGTGGACGGCTTCGCTGAGGCCTACCAGGGGCGGTTCAACGAGCTGCTGGACATCCCGCTGGCCGACAACGACTTCGAGGGCGAGATCGGCGACGTGCTGGAGCAGCAGATGTCGTGGATCGAGGACAACCGCGAAGCCATCGCGCCGCGCAGCGAGAGCGCGCTGCACAACGCGCTGGACGAAATAGTGAGCCTCTATCAAGCGACGCTGTACAAACTGCGTTTCCTATCGTAGACTTTTTCGCGGCAAGGTGCGTCCATGATCGACTACCAATCCGCCACCTGGCATCTGCTGCGAAAGTGGGCAGATGAGCAGCTAAGGCGGGCCCGCGAGAAGAACGATTCCGCGGACTTGGACGCCACAGAGACCGCCGCCCTGCGCGGCGAGATCCGACTACTCAAAAGATTCCTTGATCTGCCCAACGCGGCAGCTCGGGACCTAAGCGTGCTGCCGGACGAATAGTCCCGCCGCACGATGGCAAGCGAGCCACCTTCGGGTGGCTTTTGTGTTTTCTGGAGGGCATGAAGTGGATGAACAGCTGACTCAGGAGCAGATGCAAGAGCTCTGGAACGAAGAGGCCGAAAAACTTGACGCCGGCGAGCAATTGCCCGCGTTAGAGCTACAGGCCGATGCGCCAGCCGCCCAAGAGGCGCCGCCGCAGGAAGAAGTTCCGCAAGCTCAAGCAGCAGTCCCGGAGCAGGCAGCCGATCCGCTCGCCGGTCTACCCGAGGAAGTGAAGGCGGCTCTGGCCAAGATCACGCACCTTGAGCAGGCCAATGCCCAGTTGCAGCACAAGGTCAATTCGGCCGAGGGTCGAGTGGCTGCGATGCAGCGTGAGTTCCAGCAGGCGAAGGTGGCGCAGCAATCCGTTGCCCCACAAGACGCGCCGACGCAGGGACAAATGGCTGCAGCGGCCAAGAACCCGGAGAAGTGGGAATCACTCAAGAACGACTTTCCTGAGTGGGCTGGTGCGATGGAAGAGTACGTCGCGTCCAAGCTCAGCGGTGTGCAGTCGCAAGACAAGCCCGGCATTTCGTCGGATTTGGTTGTCGAGTACGTCAGACGAGAAATCGCTGCCGAGCGCGAGACGATTGCCAAGCGCATCGAGGAAGCCAAGGTTGAAGGCAAGTACGACGACTGGCGCGAGACGGTGAACACACCGGAATTCGCGGCATGGTTCGCACTGCAGCCAGCCCAGACGAAAGCGCTCGCGGACAGCACTGCTGCCAAGGACGCCATTCGGCTGCTTGATTCGTACCACCAGGCCAAGGCCAAGCCCGCTGCCGAAGTGAGGCAAGAGCGCTCAGCGCGACTTGCAATGGCTGCAACAACTCGCCCGGGGCAGACACCGCCACCCAAGACGATGGGTGACATGTCGCCAGCCGAACTCTGGAACTACGAAGCCGCGCAGCGTGAGAAGACTCGCGCAGCCCGCGGCTACTGACCACATCAACCTCAAAGGAACTGAACCATGTCTATCCAAAACTACGGCACCGTTGCGTCGCGAAACCTCATTCGCGCGGCGCAAGGCATGCTGGAGCACGCACAGCCCATCACTGTTCTGGGTGACTTTGGCACCCAGCGCGAGATGCCCCAGAACTCGACCGACACCCTGGTCTTCCGTCGTACGCTGCCCTTCGGCGCTTCGACCACCGGCACGACGATCGAGAACAGCCAGCGCTACGTTGGCACGCCTGACGTCACGGCGTCGAACTTCGTGCTGGCTGAAGGCGTCACGCCCAACGCCAACACGATCTCGTTCCAGGACGTGAGCGTGCAGCTGCAGCAGTACGGTATCTTGTTCAAGTACAGCTCCAAGGTCGAGCAGCTGTACGAAGACGACATCCCTGGCGAGATGGTCAAGCTGACTGGCGAGACCCTGGCCGAGGTGATGGAGCTCGTGCGCTACGGCGTGCTGAAGGCCGGCTCCACGGTGATCTACGCCAACGGCTCCAGCCGCTCGGCCGTGAACACCGCGATCAGCCTGAACGCCCTGCGCAAGGCCGCTCGTACGCTGGAGTCCAACCGCGCTCGCCGCGTGACCAGCCGCCTGGCTCCTGGCGTGAACTTCGGCACCCGTGCTGTGCAGCCCGCGTTCATCGTGTTCTGCCACACCGACGCTGTGAGCGACGTGCGTAACCTGCCCGGCTTCACCCGGGTGGAAGAGTACGGCTCGTTCAAGCCCATCCACGACCGTGAGGTCGGGGCTTGCGAGGACTTCCGCTTCATCAGCTCGCCGCTGCTCAAGAGCTTCGCCGCTTCGGGCTCCGGCACGCTCAACGGCATGCTGTCCATCGGCGCCTCCAACGTGGACGTGTACCCCTTCATCATCATCGGTGAGGACTGCTGGGGCCAGGTTGCGCTCAAGGGCATGGCGGCCATCAAGCCGGTGGTGCTCAAGGCCAGCCAGACCAACCACGCCAACCCGCTGGGCCAGTTCGGCTACGTGGGTGCTTCGACATGGTTCGCCACGGTCCGCCTCAACGACGCCTTCATGGCTCGTATCGAGGCCGGCGTGACCGCTCTGTGATGATCCGGGGCCAGGTCACCCTGGCCCCACCACTCTGAAAGGAACGTACATGGCTACTGAATCCGTAGCAGAGCGGGTTAATCGGCTTGCTGACGGCATCGACCGTCAAGAGCTGGGCATCCTGCTGACCGCCATTGTCGACGCGCTGCAAGCCGTCGGCGCCAAGCTGGACGCGGACTCTGGTGTCGGTGACACCAACTACGCCGCGACCATCGCCACCTTCGTCAAAGACTAAAGGAACCTGAACCATGTCTTACAACATTGAGCAAATCAACAGCGGCTCCGTGTCGCTGACCGCCGCCGGCTTGGCCGAGGGCACCAACGCCAACACCTACAAGACGACCAACACGCTGGCCTACACGGTCAACGGCGTGTTCAAGTCCAAGGGTGCAACGGACAACGTCGCCATGACCGCCGGCGTGGGCACCGTGCCCCCGTCCAGCGCCGCCCTGTACGGCGTGTGGATCGACGGCTCTGGCAACTTCAGCAACACCCGCGGCCCGGTGGTCGAGACCGGCGCTCCTTGCCCGGTGCCCAGCGCTCCTGCCGGTGACGTCGCTCTGGTCGGCCTGATCAAGGTCACGACCAACAGCTCGACCACCTTCACCCCGGGATCCACTGACCTGGGCGCAGCGGGCGTCACCGACGTCTACCTCGACTGCATGGTCATGCCGGGCAGCGCGCAGTAACCATTGCCATCTCCCTGATCCTCCTCAGTGGAGTTTGAGAGGCGCCTTCGGGCGCCTCTCTTTTTGGCAATTCCCTTTTCCCAACCAGACGGAGAGCTTGAGATGGCAAACAAGAAGGACCCCATGCAGGGCATCGAAATCGCTGACGACACGCCTGTTGTCGAGACCGTGGCGGAGTCCAAGGATTTCCGGCAGCTGGCCGCTGACGAGGCGTTCATGAACGAGATGGTCACGGTGATGGTGCACAGCACCACCGACGAGAACCAGGCTCCGCATGTGATCGTCAACTGCAACGGGATGAACCAGCCGATCGTCCGCGGCTATCCGACCAAGGTGCGACGCAAGTACGTCGAGATCCTGGCGCGGATGAAGGAGACCAAGTACACCCAGCGCACGCCGAACCCGGCCGCGCCGGATCAGTCCGAGCTGGTGCCGCGGCACGGCTTGGCCTACCCCTTTGACTTAGTGTCCGACGACAATCCTCGTGGCCGCGCGTGGCTGCAGAACGTCTTGGCTGAGCCTGCCTGAGCATGAACTTCCTCGCCCTTGTGAACCGCACGTTGGTCGAGTGCGGCGTCTCTGGTGCCAGCACGCCGTTGACCACGCTGACAGGAGTCACGGGCGAGCTGCTGCGCATCAAGCAGTGGGTCAACTCGGCGTGGATAGACATCCAGACCGCGCACGAGGACTGGCAGTGGATGCGTTACCCGGTGCAGTTCAACACGGTGACGCAGCAGCAGACCTACACGCCGACGCAAGCCGGCGTGGGGTCTACGTTTGGCAACTGGAAGCGCGACAGCTTCCGCTGCTCGTCGGTCGGTCAGAACTACGCCGATGAGCAGCTGCTGAACTTCATGGAGTACACCACCTTCCGCAACCTGTACCAGTACAGGAACATGCGGTTCACCTACGCGCGACCGGTGGTGGTGTCGATCCAGCCCAGTGACAAGAGCCTGGCGTTCGGGTCGATCCCCGACCAGCCCTACGTCATCGTGGGCGAGTACTACGTTGCGCCGACTGAGATGTCGGCCAACACCGATGAGCCTGTGCTGCCGTCGCGCTTTCACATGGCCATCGTCTACCGGGCCATGATGTCCTACGGCAGTTTTGAGGCTGCGCCCGAGGTTTACTCGCGCGGCGAGCTGGAGTTCAAGCGGTTGATGAACCGGCTGGAGATCGACCAGATCACCACGCCTGTCAGCGGTCCGCCGTTGGCGTGAGGTAAGGCATGCCAACGCCTAAGATGCCGCCGGTTCAGTACGACTTGATCCGCCTCGGTGGAGGCTTGGATCAGGTCACGCCGACGTTGACTCTGCCGCCAGGCTTCGCGCGCAAGGCCGCCAACTTCGAGTGCAACGTCAGCGGCGGCTACACCCGCATCGCAGGCTACGAGCGCTTCGATGGCCGGACCAGCCCGTCAGCGGCCCTCTACAACATTCTGATCTGCACCTTCACCGGCGTCGTCGCGGTCGGCAACACGGTCACCGGCATGACGTCTGCGGCCACCGGCAAGGTGATCGCCGTGACCGACACGACGGTCGTGGTCACGCGCCAGGTGGGCGACTTCGTTGTGAGCGAGGGCCTGTCGGTCTCTGCCGTGCAGAGGGCCACCGTAACGGGAATTCAAGGCGTCAGTGCCGACGGCCTGACCGACGCGCAGTACCGCAACCTGGCGGCCGACGAGTACCGCTCCAGCATCCAAGCGGTGCCCGGGTCCGGCAAGGTCCTGGGCGTGGCCATCTACAAGGGCGACGTCTACGCTTGGCGCAACGCGATCGGCGGCGCCAGCGCGGCCATGTTCAAGGCTACGACCAGCGGCTGGACTGCGGTGACGCTGGGCAAGGAGCTCGTCTTCACCAACGGCGTGGTCGACATCCCCGAGGGCTCAACGGTCACCGGGCAGTCCAGCGGCGCCACGGGCGTGGTGGCCAGGACGGTGCTGCAGGCCGGCTCTTGGGGCGGCACCACGCTGGCCTCAGGCCGGCTGATCCTGTCCAGCACCACGGGCACCTTCACCACCGGCGAAAACCTGCGCATCGGTGCGACAGTCCACGCACACGCGGGCGGGGCGGCCACGCAGATCACGTTGCTGCCCAACGGGCGGTACGAGACCGTCGTCGGCAACTTCGGCGGCGGCGACGCCAACTTCCGCCTCTACGGGTGCGACGGCGTCAACCGCGCGTTTGAGTTCGACGGCACGGTGTTTGTGCCGATCGCAACCACGATGCCCAGCGACGTTCCTCTGCATGTGGCTGTGCACAAGCAGCACCTGTTCCTGTCGTTTGGCGCGTCGCTGCAGTTCTCCGCCCTCGGGTATCCGTATCAGTGGGACCCCGTACTGGGCGCTGGCGAGATCGCCATGAACGGCCAGATCACGAATCTGATCGTGCTGCCCGGCGACCAGACCAGCGGTGCGTTGGGCGTCTACACCCGGCGCGATACCTCGGTGCTGTACGGCACAAGCGAGGCCAACTTCTCGCTGTCGACGTTCAACACGGGCACGGGTGCGGTGCCCTACACCGCGCGCAACATGGACCAGGCCTACGTCCTGGACGACCGCGGCATCATCAGCTTGGGCACGACGCTGAACTTCGGCAACTTCTTGCCGGCGTCGCTGACCATGAACCTGCGGCCGTACTTGCAGAGCCGGATCAACTTGGCCACGGCCAGCTCGCTGAACCGCAACAAAGGTCAGTACCGGGTGTTCTTCTCTGACGGCACCGGCATCTACATGACGATGATCAACGGCAAGTTGATCGGCTCGATGCCTGTGGAGTTTCTGGACCCCGTGGTGTGCTGCGATGAGGGCGAGGACGCCGACGGCAACGCGGTGTCGTTCTTTGGTTCCGATGACGGGTTCGTCTACGAGCTCGACAAGGGCACCAGCTTTGATGGCGACATCATCTCTGCCAGCGTCAACCTGGTCTACAACTCGATCAAGTCGCCGCGGATTCTGAAGAGATACCGCAAGGCCAGTGTCGAGCTGGCGGGCAACTACTACACCGAGATCCAGTTCGGCTACGACCTTGGTTACCGAAGGGCGGAGATCCCTCAGCCCTTGGACGCGGCATTCCCAAATGACCTCAGGTCAAGCTACTGGGACTCCATGATCTGGGACAACTTTGTGTTTGACGGTTCTGACGTAACGCCGTCGGAGATCGAGATCAGTGGCACGGCAGAGAACATTGCCATCCGCGTGTCTTGCGCGTCGGATCTCTTTGAACCGTTCACGGTGAACACGATCATCATCCATTACACACCGCGTCGAGGACTGCGCTGATGTCGAACTCGTATTACAACCACGGAACCTATCCGACCCCGAACTCGCCGGGTTCGTCGGCTGCGTTGCGCGCGGAACTGCAGTCCATCACCGACGGCTTTGACCTGCTGCCGACTCTGTCTGGCAATGCCAACAAGGTCGCGGTTGTCAATGGAACTGGCACGGCGCTGGTGGCCAGCTCGGCCCTGCAATCGTTGGCCGTCACGAGCTCGACTGTCGACAGCACGGTAATCGGCGGCGCGGCGCCTGCCGCAGGCACGTTCACGTCATTGGCTGCGACCAGCGCCACGGTTGGCGGGGCGAACGTGGTTACGACCACCGGCACGCAGACGCTGACCAACAAGACGTTGACGGCGCCGGTCATCAGCACCATCAGCAACACCGGTACGCTGACGCTGCCCACCAGTACGGACACGTTGGTCGGTCGCGCAACCACCGACACGCTGACCAACAAGACGATCAGCGGATCCAGCAACACGCTCAGCAACATCGCCAATGCGAGCCTGACCAACTCGTCCGTCACCATCGGCTCGACGTCGGTCAGCCTGGGCAGCACGGCCACCACGGTGGCGGGCTTGACGCTGACCAGCCCGGTAATCAGCTCGATCAGCAATACCGGCACGCTGACGCTGCCCACCAGCACGGACACGCTGGTTGGCCGGGCCACGACGGACACGCTGACGAACAAGACCATCAGCGGTTCGAGCAACACCCTGAGCAACATCGCCAACGCCAGCCTGACGAACTCGTCGCTGACAATCGGCAGCACCTCGGTGAGCCTGGGCGGCACTGCGACGACGCTGGCTGGGCTGACCAGCGTGACGTCCACGAGCTTCGTGGGCGCGCTCACCGGCAACGCCAGCACGGTCACCAACGGCGTCTACACGAGCGGGTCCTACGCTGATCCTTCGTGGATCACAAGCCTGGCCGGCAGCAAGGTCTCGGGCAACATCAGCGGCAACGCGGCCAACGTCACCGGCACGGTGGCCGTGACCAACGGGGGCACGGGAGCCACCAGCGCCTCGGGCGCGCGCACGAACCTGCTGCCCTCATTCACCGGCAACGCCGGCAAGGTGCTGGCCGTCAATGCCGGCGCCACGGACGTCGAATACATCGTGGCCGCTGGCACAGGCACCGTCACCAGCGTGGCCGTTTCGGGCGGCACGACGGGCCTGACCACTTCTGGCGGCCCTGTCACGACGGCTGGCACCATCACCCTGGCCGGAACCTTGGCGGTGGCCAACGGTGGCACGGGTCAGACGTCGTACACCGATGGCCAGCTGCTCATCGGCAACAGCACCGGCAACACCCTGGCCAAGTCGACGCTGACCGCGGGCAGTGGCATCTCCATCACCAACGGCGCGGGGTCGATCACCATCGCGTCGACGGCGGGGATGGTGTACCCCAGCGCGGGCGTTGCGGTGTCTACCGGGTCGGCATGGGGGACGTCGCTTACAGCGCCCACCGGCGCGATCGTCGGCACTACCGATACCCAGACGCTGACCAACAAGACGCTGACAACGCCGGTCTTGTCTGCGACCACTTCCAACACTTCTGGCGCGCTTGGCTACGGTTCGGGCGCTCTGTCTTTTGGAACGGGGGCAACCTCGCTCACGGTAGCCACTCGCGAAGAGGCGAACTCGTTCACCGGTGCCAACGTGTTTGGCAACGTCAGCGGGCAGACGTTTCTTGCGTCAACCAACGCCTCGCAAGACGGCGTGGTTGTCAACGGCCGAGCCGGCGGGGCGAGCTCGTACCGCGTCACGATCGCGCCGACGACCTTGTCGGCGTCACGCAGTGTCACGCTGCCTGACGCAGACGGCGTGGTCGTGCTTGCCGCTGCAACGCAGACGCTGACCAACAAGACGCTGACGGCACCGGTCATCAGCTCGATCAGCAACACCGGCACGCTGACTCTGCCGACGAGCACCGACACGCTGGTGGGTCGAGCTACGACGGACACGCTGACGAACAAGACGCTGACCAACCCGGCGCTGGGCAACAGCAACCTGACCGGCATCAAGAACGCGACGTTCAACAGCCAGACCACCATCGCCACGACGAGCGGCAGCATCACGGTGGACTGGACGACGGCCCAGAACCAACTGCAGACCGAGCCTACGGGCACGATCACCTACACCTTCACCGCGCCGCCCGGGCCGTGCCACCTGCAGCTCATCATCAACAGCGACGGCACCAGCACGGCGCAGACGATCAACTGGCCGGGCACGGTGATCCAGTATGGCGCCACTTGGGCCGGGGCGAACAACAAGAAAGCCGTCATCAACTTCTGGTACGACGGCACCAACTACCACATGATCGGCACAAACCAGGTGTAAGACATGGCAGATCGCTATTGGGTCGGCGGCACGGGTAGCTGGAGTGCCACAAACACCGCCAACTGGTCTGCGTCGTCTGGCGGGGCCAGTGGGGCGAGCGTTCCCACGTCCGCCGACAACGTCTTCTTTGACAATGCGTCGGACAGCGGAGCGGATTACACGGTCACGATTACGCATGACCCCGCCGCCAGTTGTGCAAACCTGACCATCAGCTCTCAGGACTTCATCCTCACACTTGCCTCCACAAATGTCAGGCTGAACATACATGGATCTATCAACATAAACCCGGTTGTTTCAGGTAGATATAACGCCACCAATACGCATGAGTGGTCCCTGAATGGGACAGGCGCTCAGACAATAAGCCTGTCTAATGCCGCAAAATTAAGCAACGGGACTCTTGTATTTAACTCAAGCGGCACATACACGCTGTCCACCGGAGTGACTACGGGTGGTTCAGTTACGGTGCAAAACCCGTCGACGCTTGCGCTTGCCGGGTTTACGTTAACCATCGCGTCGGACTTTACGCTTAATTCTGGCGGAACCATCAGCTTCGGCACCGGCGGCGTTATATACAGCACGGCGTCAAACATAACGCACACGTTCAACGGAACCGTAACCGCAGGCACGGGCCACGTCTGGATGAACGGCGCAGGAACCCAGACGCTCAATGGCGGCGGAAAGACTTTCTACCAAGTCACCATGGGCAGCGTAAGCGCAACCAGCTTGGTTGTGAACGGGGCCAACACGTACACGAACCTCATCTTTGCAAGCCCTGCCAATGTTTCCAGGACAGTAACTGTCTCCGCCAATCAGACTGTTACGAGCGCATTGAACTTTGGTGGTGCGTCGCCGACGTCAAACCCCCACGACCGGCGCACGGTCATCAAGTCCAATACCTTCGGAACGCAGCGCACCATTTCGATCGCAACTGCTCAGAACGTCCAGACGCTTGACTTTGAGGACATTGCGATCACTGGGGCGGCTTCGCCCATCAGCGGCAGCAGCCTGTCGAACAGACTGGGCAATTCAGGCATCACTTTCACTGCAGCCAAGACCAGCTACTGGGTGGGCGGCACGGGCAACTGGAGCAGCGACGCTGGCACCAAGTGGGCCGCGTCTAGCGGAGGAGCTGCTGCCGTAACAAACTACCCGCTGGCTCAAGATACCGTCGTCGTCGACAACAGCAGCGGAACCGGCACTATCACGGTCGACACGCTAAATTTCCCGCAGGCAGTAGGGACATTGGACCTGAGTGCAAGAAGCTCAGGTGCTCTTACCTTCTCCGCCGGCAGCTCTGCGTTCTACATATACAAGGATTGGAAACTGAGTTTTGTTATGGCATTTGGCGGCACAAGCTCCGTCCACCTGCTAAATCGCTCTTCTGGAAGCATTGACAGTAACGGAGCATCCGTAGACACCAACGTCACCATCAACGCTATTGGCGGAACTGTTTCCCTGCTTGATGCCTTTTCTCAAACGTCTTCGTATTCTGTTTCACTTACGACGGGCACTCTTGATCTGAACGGAAGCAACTTTACGTGCGGATCATTTTCGGCGGCCGGGTCGTCGTCGAGGACACTGGCTCTTGGATCAAACAATTTGGTTTGCGCAGGTAGCGGCGCAAGCGCATTTTCCGCCAGCGGTTCTGGTTTTTCGGTTACCGGCACAGGCAAGATCAGGATGACGTCTGCGTCGGCCAAGACGTTTGCCGGCAACGGATTGACGTATCCCGAGCTGGAGAACGGCGGCGCCGGATCGCTCACCATCAGCGGCAACAACACGTTCACGACGATCAGCAATTCGGTCCAGCCGACGACGTTCAACTTCACGTCGGGCACCACGCAGACGGTCACCAACTTCAACGTCTCAGGGACTGCGGGAAACCTGGTCACCATCACGGCGACCTCAACCGGCCAGGCCACCTTGTCCAAGGCGTCCGGCACGGTGTCGGTCTCGTACACCAGCATCAGCAAGTCCAACGCCACGGGCGGGGCGACTTGGCGCGCGCTGGCTGCTGACGGAAACGTGAACGGCGGCACCAACACCGGCTGGATCTTCTCCAGCGGCAACGGACTCTTCTTTGGGAGCAACTTCTGATGTACGCACTCATTCAAGCCGGGGCCGTTGTAACGTACCCGTACTCCATCGGCCAGTTCCAGGCCGACAACCCGCATGTGGCGCTGCCGATGTCGCCGACCACGGCGCAGCTCAACGAGGTGGGCATCTACGCCGTCACCCCGGCCAGCCCGCCTGCGGCCTCGGTGGGCCAGGTGGTCGAGGAGACCACGCCGGAGCTGGTGTCTGGGGCGTGGATGCAGGCCTGGGCGGTGCGCGCAGCGACACCCGCCGAGGTGACGCAGCAAGAGCAGGCGCTGCTGGCCGACATCGTGGCCGCCACCCAGGCCCGCTTGGACGCCTTCGCGCGCACGCGCAGCTACGACGACATCAAGAGCGCCAGCGACTACGCCGGCTGCTCGGTGCCCAAGTTCAGCGTCGAGGGCACCTACTGCCGCGACGCCCGGGCCGAGACCTGGGCCAAGCTGTACGACATGCTTGACGAAGTGAACGCCGGCACGCGGCCGATGCCTTCCAGCTTCGCGGATGTTGAGCCAGAATTGCCAGCGCTCGCCTGGCCGACCTGAAAGGTGTTGTGATGTTGGAAGCACTCTTCTCTTTTCTCGGCGGCTCGGTTTTCCGCATGATCTGGGGCGAGGTTTCGGCTTGGTACAACAAGCGGCAGGATCACGCTTTCGAGATTGAGCGCTTGCGGCTGCAGTCCGACCTGGACGCAGCGCAGCACCAGCGCACGCAGGAAATGCTGCGCCTGCAAAGCGAGCTTGGCATCAAGACGGTGGCGGCGCAAGCAGAGGCGGATGTGGCCACAGCCGAAGCCGACGCCTTTGTCAAAGCCATGGAGAACGCTTTCAAGCCCTCAGGCTGGGCCTTCGTGGACATCTGGAACGGAATCATCCGCCCGTCGGCTGCCACCATTGCGCTGACGTTGTGGGTGCTTAAGCTCAACAGCCAGAACTGGATCATGCAGGAGTGGGACATCACTCTGGCGGGGACGGTGTTGGGTTTTTTCTTTGCGGACCGCAGCCTTGGCAAGCGTGGAAGGTAAGGCTGTCGCGGTTGCACGGGACCTATGTCTCGTGTTCGAGGGCATGTACCTCAAGCCGTATCTGTGCCCGGCCAACGTGCCGACCATCGGCGTCGGCTCGACTTTCTACGAGGACGGTACGCGCGTATCGTTGGCTGATCCTGCGATCACTCGCGAGAGAGCGATGGCGCTATTGGAGTGGGAGCTAAACCACTGCCTGCCCAGAGTGCGGCGTTTGTGCCCGGGGCTCAAAGATTGGGGCGAACAGGCCACGGGCGCCATTCTGGATTTCGCCTTCAACTGCGGCGTCGGCGCTTTGCAAGGCAGCACGTTGCGCAAGCGCATCAATGCTGACGACGAGGCAGGAGCCAAGGCCGAGCTGATGCGCTGGACGCGCGGCGGCGGCCGAGTTTTACCAGGACTTGTGAAAAGACGTGCGGCAGAGGTAGCGCTGCTGCCCTGACGCCCCTACAATTTTCTCCGGGAAGGGCTGCCCATCGGGCGGCCCTTTCTAGCTTTTGAGGCCTGAACATGGCAGAAACCAACCCGTTCGACATCAACACCGGAAACGCGAACACGTTCGCCGCTCGTGAGCGCAGCGTTGACCGCGGAACCGAGACCGCTGCGGGCCAGGTAGAGGGCCTGCTGGCCAAGGACAGTCCACTGCTGCAGCGTGCCCGCACGCAGGCCATGCAGGGCATGAACCAGCGCGGACTGGTCAACAGCTCCATGGCTCAGGGCGCTGGCGTAGCCGCGATGATCGACCGCGTCACGCCGCTGGCCCAGCAGGACGCGCAGACCTACGCAAACCAAGCGCTGTCCAACCAGAAGGCTTTCAACGAAGCCGGGATGTTCAGCGCGAGCGAGAAGAACAAGTTCGGCCTGCAGCTGGGCGAGCAGAAGTTCACCCGTGGTGAGAACGAGGCTCAGCGCAAGTTCCAGACTTCAGAGCGCACCGCCGGCCAGGCGTTCACGGCTGAGCAGACGAGGGCGACGCAGAACTTCACGGCTGCGCAAACCGCGCTGGACCGAGCACTGCAGACGTCTTTGGCTGACAAGTCGATTGAGGCGACGCAGGCCCTGGAAACGGCGCGGCAGAACTTCAGCGCTGCGCAGGCTGCTCTTGACCGATCGCAGCAAACCTCGCTGCAGGAGAAGCAGCAGGCGTTCCAATCAACTCAGAACAATCTGGACCGCCAGCAGCAGTTCCAGCTGCAGCAGGCACAGCAGACGTTCCAAGGTTCTCAGGCAGAGCTTGAGCGCGCTCAGCAGATCATGCTGGCCGACAAGAACATCACAGCTCAGAGGGCCCTGGAGCAAGCGCGTCAAGAGTTTCAGCGCGGAGAGTCTGCGCTGGATCGCACTCAGCAGACGGCGCTGCAACAGGCACAACAGACGTTCCAAGCCTCTCAGGGTGAGCTTGATCGCGCTCAACAGCTCATGCTGGCCGACAAGAACATCACGGCTCAACAGGCTCTGGAGAGGGCGCGTCAGGAGTTCCAAGGCACGCAGGCAGAGCTGGATCGCACTCAGCAGACGGCGCTGCAGACGGCACAGCAGACGTTCCAAGGCTCTCAGGCAGAGCTTGACCGCGCTCAGCAGACGGCGCTGCAGACGGCACAGCAGACGTTCCAAGGCTCTCAGGCAGAGCTTGAGCGCGCTCAGCAGATCATGCTGGCCGACAAGAACATCACGGCTCAGCAGGCCCTGGAGAAGGCGCGTCAGGAGTTCCAGAAGGGAGAGTCCCAACTGGATCGCACCCAGCAGACGGCGCTGCAGCAGGCACAGCAGACGTTCCAAGGCTCTCAGGCAGAGCTTGATCGCGCTCAGCAGATCATGCTGGCCGACAAGAACATCACGGCTCAGAAGGCTCTGGAGCAAGCGCGACAGGAATTCCAGCGCGGAGAGTCTGCGCTGGATCGCACTCAGCAGACGGCGCTGCAGCAGGCACAGCAGACGTTCCAGGGCTCTCAGGCAGAGCTTGATCGCGCTCAGCAGATCATGCTGGCCGACAAGAACATCACAGCCCAGAAGGCTCTGGAGACCGCGCGTCAAGAGTTCCAGCGCGGAGAGTCTGCGCTGGATCGCACTCAGCAGACCGCGCTGCAGCAGGCGCAGCAGACGTTCCAAGGCTCTCAGGCAGAGCTTGATCGCGCTCAGCAGATCATGCTGGCCGACAAGAACATCACGGCTCAGCAGGCCCTGGAGAAGGCGCGTCAGGAGTTCCAGAGCGGAGAGTCTGCGCTGGATCGCACTCAGCAGACGGCGCTGCAGCAGGCGCAGCAGACGTTCCAAGGCTCTCAGGCAGAGCTTGATCGCGCTCAGCAGATCATGCTGGCCGACAAGAACATCACGGCTCAGCAGGCCCTGGAGCAAGCGCGTCAGGAGTTCCAGCGCGGAGAGTCTGCGCTGGATCGCACTCAGCAGACGGCGCTGCAGCAGGCGCAGCAGACGTTCCAAGGCTCCCAGGCAGAGCTTGATCGCGCTCAGCAGATCATGCTGGCCGACAAGAACATCACGGCTCAGAAGGCTCTGGAGACCGCGCGTCAGGAGTTCCAGCGCGCAGAGTCTGGACTGGATCGAACGCAGCAGTCCAACCTGCAGACTAATCAGCAAGCGTTCCAACGCGAGCAGGCCGGGCTGGATCGCACGCAGCAGCAGACCCTGCAGCAGGCGCAGCAGAGCTTCCAGGCCACTCAAGCGCAGCTCGACCGCACGCAGCAAGAGGCCATGATCAGGTTGCAGAACACGCTGTCGCAGTCCAGCGTCTCGGGCACTTTCGCGGCCAACATCACGGCCAACACCAGCTCTGCGATCAACGCCCTCCTGGCTGATCCGAACTTGAGCTCAGAGGTGAACTCCAGTACCGGGAAGAGCCCGAAGCAGCAGGCAATCGACAACGTCATTGCCAACGCCAACGCCACGCTGCAGTGGGGCGCGTCGTTCTACAACACGACGCTGCCCGGAATTACTGGACCAGGCGGCACGTCCACGCCGATCGCGCCGGGTGGTAATGCAGCCGCGCCCGCTCCAGCTCCTGCGCCTGCGCCTGCACCAGCGCCTGCACCAGCGCCGGCGACGGGTGGTGGCGGCGTCATTGGGGACGCAAGAGCTTCCGTGCAAGACCAGTGGGGTCGAAGCCCGTTTGACCCGATGTACGGCGTCAATCCGTACGTTGAATCAAGCGGCCCATGACCAAGATCGTCTGCCGCAAAGCCAAGATCGGCGACTTGCCGGCGATCGTGGACCTCGCCTGCGAGTCGGTGTCTCGCGATCCGTTGCCGGTCAAGGTCGACCGCGACGGCATGCTGGAGACAGGCAAGACGCTGCTCAACCCGGCGCACTTCCTCTGGGTCGCAGAGGACGGGTCTGGCAACGTGGTGGGTGCGGTGGCTGCGTGCGCGCAGCAGTCGTTTTGGTATCGGGGCCTGCAGTGCAGCGTGATGCTGTACTACGCGCGGGTGCCCGGCGCGGGCGCAGCGTTGCTGCGCGAGTTCGCTCGGTGGGTGAAGTCCCGCTCGGGCATCAAGGTAGCGGTGCTGGAGCTGGAACCCAGCACCGACATCCGGCTGATCAGGTTCCTGCGCCGCCTCGGGTTTGAGCGCAAGAGCATCAACATGAGCTACGTAAGAACGTAAAGGAGCTCCAAGTGTCAAAAGTCGTCAAGGGCGTAGGCCGCGCGATCGGTAAGGTCGTCAAGGGCGTTGGCAACGTCGTCAAGAAGGTCGCCAAGTCCAAGCTGGGCAAGATCTTGGTGGGTGCTGCACTGGTCTACTTTGGTGGTGCTGCGCTGATGGGCGGACTCAGCAGTGCAACCGCAGGAGGCAGTTTCCTGACAGGCGCTAGTGCAGGGTTATCCAGTGCGGCATCGGGGATAAGCGGCGCCTGGACAGCGCTGACTGGAGGCGGCGGGTCCGTCACGGGCTCTCTCAGCTCTGGCTTCTCTGGCGCCAGCGCGGCCGGGGCCCAGGCAGCCAACGCCGCGGCTATAACGCCAGGGGCTTACGCCGGCACGCTGGGGAGCGGCGCCGCAACTGGGGCAGGATCGCAGGCAGCCTTGCTGGCTGAGCAAACTGCCGGCTTTGGCGCAAAAGGACTGTCCGCAACGCAGGCCGCGGCGCAAACCGCGATTCCTGGGGCGGCCGGCGCCGGCGGCTCCGGCATCATCAGCGGCATGTGGAACGGTCTCGGCCCCTACGGCAAGGCCGCAGCGGTCTCTGGCGGCCTGCAGCTCGGCGGCGCGATGTACGCCAAGAAGGAGCAGGAAGACGCCACGGAAGAGCAGCGCGCCAACTACAACCAGAACATCGGCGGCTTCACCTACGCCTGAAAGGAATCATCATGGCAGGACTGATCAAAGAGCAGATGGCTCCTGGGCAGGAGGCGATGCCGCCGCAAGGTGAGATGCCCCCGATGGACGACGAGGGTGGTGAGGACGCTGACAGCAATCCGCAGTACGTCACCGCGCTGAAGTTTGCGATGCAGGCGCTGTACGAGAACGGCGGTGCGGAAGGTGTGGCTGAAGGGCTGCGCACCGCCACAGACCCGGTGGATGGCCTGGCCAACACCGCCTACGAGATCACGTCGGTTGTGGACGAGCGCACCGAGGGCAGCGTGCCTGACGAGCTCTTCGCGCTGTTGGCGACCAAGATCCTCGAAGAGGTCGCTGACATAGGCGGCGCAGCGGGCATCCAGTACAAGCCCTCGGACATCGCCCTGGCGTTGAAGCAGATGATCCTGCGCTACCTCGGCGAGCAGGGGATGGACACCTCGCAGCTGCAGCAGGCGATGGACCAGGTCGATCCCGAAGAGTTCAACCGCATGGCGCAGGAGGCTTAAATGGCCGGGCTGATCGGACAAGCGATCTCGAACATCGGTTCGACGATCGGCAACTACATGCTCCAGTCGAACCTGCAAGAGGACCGGCAGGAAGAGCGCCGCCGTGAGCGCGAAGAGGACGCCAGGCGGCAGGCCGAGCGCGATGCGCTGTACCGCCGCACGGCTGACCAGCAGACGGCTGCAGCGCGCAGCAGCGGCGGTGGTGCGGATGGCGGGCTGCCTGCCAAGAGCATCGGCGAGGGTGGCGAAGACGAGGCCATGCTGGCTCGCGCTGCCGGGCTGACCGTGCCTGAGCTGCGTGCGCTGCGGCAATACTCCTCAACCGGCGACAAGGAGCCGTTCAAGCGCGACGTGACGCGCTACAGCCGCGATCAAGATGACACGATGGCCGGGCCCAACGATGAGTTCGGCGACGCTGTCTCGCGCAAGACCGCCAAGCTGGTCGAGGAAAAGGCCAAGGAGCTGCCGCCCGGGTTCGAGCCTGAGATACGCGCCAAGATGCAATCTCTCGCCCGCATCGAGGAGTCCTACCGGCTGGGCAAGAACTACAAGGAAGTCACCGAGGGTCGTCAGAACGAGTTCGAGACTGATGTCGGCAAGGGCATCCTGAGCGGCGCTGTTGGCCCAGGCCGGGGCGCGGCCTCGGTCGGCGGCATGAAGGGCAACGCCGTCTTTGAGGGCGACAGCAACACCACCCGCAACCGCTACAGCGGTGAGTCCGGCGCGACAGCGGTGGGGCAGTCAGTCATTACCGAAAACCGTGCACAGGCTGGCAAGGCGTCCGCTGACGCTCGGGCCACGGCGGATGGCAAGGGCAAGGTGGACATCACCGGCGTGGCCGCCAACGCTGCCAACCTAATCAAGCTCGCCGAGGCGGCTGACAACGAGGGCAACACGGAAGAGGCGAAGCGGCTGCGCAAGGAAGCGGCCCGGCTGTCGACGGGCGCTGGCGACAAGAAGGTGCCGCCTTCCGACCGCGGCGGTGCGGGGCCCGCTCCTAGCCGGCTCAAGGTGGGCGATGTCGTTGAGGGCTACCGGTTCATGGGTGGCAATCCCAACGACCCGAAAAGTTGGACTCCTGCCAGCCGTTCTGCGGCCGGCTCGGTTGCGAGGTAACACAGCATGGCGAACCCCTGGGAAAGAGCGTGGGCGGTTGAGGATGAGGAGGCCAAGCCGTGGACCCGTTCCTGGGAAGTTGATGCGCCTGATCGAAAACCCGCCGGGTTCTTCAGCGAACTTGGGTCGGCCGTCAGCGAAGGCGCGCAGAAGACCTACCGCTCGGCACGCGCTGCGCTCAGCACCTACCTGGGCGCTGGCGAAGACGTCGTCGAGCAGTCGGCGCGCACGCAAGAGATTGAGCGGGACTCTCGCGCCACCGGCCTGACCCAACTCAAGCGAGACGTTCAAGCGCGCAAGGTCGCGGACGACGACTCGCTGTGGTCTGGCATCAAGAACGTCGCCGGCGCCATTATTGACAACCCGCGCGGCGGGGCACAGCTGGTGGCTGAGCAGGCGCCCAACGCCGCTGTGGCACTGGGCACAGGCTTCGCCGGGGCCAAGGGCGGCGCGCTGATCGGCTCTGCGTTCGGCCCTGTGGGCACCGCAGTCGGTGGAACGGTCGGCTTCATCACCGGTCTGTTCGGCGCGAACACGCTGCTGGAGACCGGCGGCAAGGCGATTGAGGCTGGTCAAGACAAGCAGTTCACACCCGCAGAGCGCGAGCGCGTGATGCGCGAGGGCGCGGTCAAGGGCGCAGTCATCACCGGTGTTGACGCGGTCACCCTGGGCGCAAGCAAGTACGTGCTTGGCGCAGCGAATCGCGCCGTCGAGCAAGCCACCGTGCGTACGCTGTCAGACGCTGGCATCGACGCGCAGAAAGCCGCGCAAGCTATCCAGCAGGCGCAGCGCGATGCGCTGCAAGCCGGCCGGGGCCTGAGCCGCGAGGCGCTGCAGGAGTCCGTTGAGAAGGCGACGGTCGAGGCGATGGCCCGCCAAGGTCTGCTCAAGCCTGACCTGGTGTCGGCTGTGCAGTCCGCGCAGAAAGCCGCCTTCGACACCAGCACCACGCTTGCGAAACGCACGGGACGCGGTGCGACCGCGCTGGGCTTGGAGTCGTTCGGCGAGGGACTGGGCGAGTACACCGGTGAGCTGGCCGCTACCGGTGAGGCGTCGTTCACCGATGCGGCGCTGGAGTCTGTGGCCGGCTTGGCCACGAGCCTGCCTGAGCTGTACGTCGCCAAGCGGCTTGACCAGCCGGGCATCCTGACTCAGGAGATGTCGCGCTCCCGTCCGCTCGACCAGGCGTCGCCGCCCGCACCGCCCTCCGCGCTGCAGGACCTCGGCACCGCCAACACCGAGCTCAGCTCAGCGGTGGACTCCTACCTGCGCGATCTCGGCCAGGCCCGCACCGCCGACGAGGCGATCAATGCAGCGGTCAGCGCGGCCTCGGTGCCGGTGGCTCCGACCCTGCCGCCGCTGCCCACCATGGACGAGCGGCTGGCCGCCGCGGAGAGCCCGGGCCTGCTCGGCCGTCAGCTCGACATCCAGCGCCAGCTCGATCAAGCCGCCGGCTTGGACGTCGCGCCGACTGCCGAGCGTCCTGCGTTGCCGACTCTGCCGCCGCTGCCGCAGCCCGCTGCCCAGCGCAACATGGAGCTGATGGGCCAAGCTGCGCAGGCCGGCACGGAGTTCGAGCGCCAGCAGGCGCTTGAGCAGGCCAAGGTCTCGCTGCCCACTCCGGCACCGGGCCCGGCCGCCCGCTACGCCGACCTCACGCCGATGGACGCGCGCCAGGCGCAGCAGCGGCTGACGGTGCTGCAGGAGCAGACCGGCACCCCGCTGAGCCTGGAGATCGTCCCGCACCCGGCGCAGAAGGAGCGCTTTGCGATCGGCCGGCGCGAGCTGCCGGTCAGCGCCGCCGACCTGGAGATGCCGGACCTGCGCGCCCCTGTGGCGCCTGCGCAAGCCCAGGTGCAGATCGAGTCTGCAGCCCTGGCCGGCAAGGAAGTGCAGCGCCGCGCAGAGGACGCGCCGCGCCAGCAGATGATCAGCCGGGCGATGGCCAACATCGAAGCCCGCGGCGGAGTGGCCTCACCCTACGAGGCAGAGCTGCTGCGCTCGGCCAACCTGGGCCAGCCGTACAACAGCATTGATCCGAACCTTGGCCGCCCGGCTTCTCAGGACCAACTGCTGACCGCAGCCACCGGCATCCCGGTCGGCTCCGAGGCGGGTCTGGGCTACGGTGCTCGCACAGACAATGCGCTGACCGACATTGCGCAACAGACCGCGCAACAGCGCGGCGAGCTCGTGCAGCGAAACCCGCAAGCTGCGGGACAGAACATCTTCTCCCGGGTCAGCGACCAAGACGTTCAGCAGCGCATCCCGTTGGAGCGCAACCGCACGCCGGACGATGTCTCCACCGGGTTTGCCTACACGCCCGAGCTGCAGGGCCGCAAGCGCGCCGAGCCGGCGGAGCAAGCTGCGCCGCAGGCCGACATCGTCGGCACGTTCGTGCAGCAGATGCGCGAGACCAACACGCCCGCAGCCCGGGCGTTCGTGCAGGACTACGAGGCCGGGCGCATCTCGCCGGCTGAGGTGCAAAGCGCGCTGGACATCCAGCGTGGTCTGCCGCCAAGCTCGCAAGAGCGCATCGAGGGCGCGGCCGCAGCAGCGCCGGCTCCCGCCACGCCGACCGGCGTGCAGGTGGAAACGCCCAGCGCCAGAGTCGAGAACCCCGCACTGCGCGAGGCGGTGGAGCTGTACGGCAACCGCCCGCTCACGCAGCAAGACCTGACGGTGGAGGGCGCCACGGCGCGCATCGCTCGCGCCGGCCAGCAGGCTCCGGCACCGCAGGTCACGGCAAGCGGCATCGAGATCGCCCAGAGCGAGGACCTGACGCCACGCGGGGCGTTCCGCGGGCGCAACGAGGCGATCCGTGCCGGCAATAACCTGCCGAGGCCGACGATGGTCGGCGGCCGCCGTGCCGCGTCGCTCACGGACGCTGATCTGCAGCAGACAGCCAACGACATGGGGCTGCCGGCGATCACCCGCCGCGGCGCTCAGATTGAGCTGTTGGCGCGCCAACAGACCGAGCGGGCAGCTGCCCCTGCCCAGCCGCCGGCTGACGATGTCAGCGCGCGTCTGCAGGCCGCTGCGGCTCAAGCCACCAAGCCCCTAGACCAGCCTGCGCCGGGGCGCATCATCACCTCTGGGGTGAAGATGTCCACCGCCCGGGCGGCGGTGCCGGGCAGCACGCTGACGGTCAACGACCAGGGCACCGACCACCAGCTTCGCGTAGTGGACAGCTCCACGCTCGGCGAGCCGGGAAAGATGATCCAGCAGGTGGCTCGGATCTTCGGCAAGAAGGTGGTCGTGTTCGAGTCCGACACCGCGCAGGTGGACGGCTTCGTGCGCGACGACGACGACTCCACGATCTACCTCAGCTCAAAGTCCAGCGTCTCGCCGCTGGCCGTGTTCGGCCACGAGCTCACGCACCTGATCAAGCGCGACAGCCCCGAGGCCTACAGCGCGCTGGAGGCGGTGGTCAAGGCCAACCTGAAGCCCGAGGGCATGGCCGGGTTCGAGCAGGACTACGGCCAGGGCGCGAACCTGGAGGAGCTCTCCAGCGATCTGGTGGGCAACCGGTTCCAGGAGGCCGACTTCTGGAACGGCGTGTTCGAGGACATTGCTGCCAAGAACCCCGAGCAGTCGCGCGGCATCATCACCCGGCTGGCCGCGTCGGTGAACAAGGCGGTCAACGCCTTCATGCGCGTGGTGCGCGGCCAGACGTTCAACGCTGACCAGTACGTCAAGGATCTGACCGCGGTGAAGGCCGCGGTGCGCACCGCAGTAAGCCAGTACGCGCAGCAGCGCCGCGAGCCGGCCATGCGCCTGGACGCCGAGCTCATGCGTCAGGAGAGCCAGGTCGACTTGACCGCGGGCTCTCGCATGCCCGCGAGCGCAAGTGTGGCTGGCGAAACGGCAGAGCCGATGGGCATCACGGCAAGCGCGACTCGCGCAGCGCCGCAGCCGCAGACCTCCGAGGCCCTGCCCGTGCCGGCCAGCGAGTGGAAGGCATCGACCTCCGACAAGCAGCAGGCCAAGACCTACGCCGAGAACAACGGCATCGACCCGTACCTGTCCGAGGGCCAGCTGCAGCCCCCGGTGGTCTCGGCGAAGTTCTCCGTCAAGCGGCCCTACGGCGACAAGGACCTGGCCAAGGGGCGCGAGAACCACCCGGTGCTGGGCCTGCCGCTCAACGCCAACGGCACGGTCACGCTGTACTTCCCCGCCACCAACGAGGAGGCTCGCCGCGTCGCCAAGGACAAGCGGCTGCGCGGGGCCACCCCCGAGAGCAACCGGATCTACCTCACCAACGAGTCGAGCGGGCCGAAGGTTGCGGACAACCCGGGCAACATTGAGCAGCCGGTGGACGGCGCCAACGTCCTGGTGCAGGTGGACCCCGAGCTGCTGCACTTGGACCAGGAGCACTCCGACGGGCGCAAGGACTTCTTCATCCAGCTCGCCGAAGGCGAGGCGTTTGCGCGCAAGATGGCGCAGACCAAGCTCTTCACGCTGGACGCTCCGCGCGACGCGCCGCTGTCCAAGAGCACCTCGATCTCCGACATCACCGAGGGCGTCACCAAGGCGATCAACAACTACCGCAGCCTGGCGTTGCGGGAGCGACGCGAGGCGCTGCGCAACGCACGCGAGGTCCTCAAGCGCGAGCACAACGTCGGCACGCTGCTGGGCGAGAACGGCAAGCTGGAGAAGACCCGCATCGGTGACTACGGCCTGGACTACGACGGCAAGAGCGTTGCGTCGCTGGGCCTGGGCCTAGCCAGCGCGCAGAAGATCAACGAGAAGCTCTCCACCTGCCCGCAGGCCGCGCGCTGCGAGGGGCTGTGCCTGGGTGAGACCAGCGGCCAGAACCTGCTCTACGGCGGTGACGGTCAGTTTCGCAGCGGCCCTCGGCTGAGCCAGTACCTCAAGACCGAGGCGCTGGTGCAGCACCCCGAGGAGTTCGCGGTGGTGCTGTTCAACGAGATCGAGCGCTTCTCGCGCAACATGGGCAAGGAAGACATCCAGCCCGCGATCCGGCTGAACGTCACGAGTGACTTCCCGCCCAAGGTGTTCGAGTCGATCATCCGCGCCTTCCCCGGCACGATGTTCTATGACTACACCAAGCTGGACTCGCGCCCGATCGCCGACAACCACCACCTGACCTACAGCTCCACCGGCGTGGCCCAGGAGGTCGGCGGCAAGGTGATCGGCGTGCCCGATCGCGCTGCCGGCAACCCCGGGGCCAACTGGACGCAGATGGTCAAGAAGCTCAACCAGGGCTTCAACGTGGCGATGGCGTTTACCAGCCGCACCTCAATGCCAGAGTTCCTCAAGGACGAGGCCACGGGGCAGTTGTTCCGCGTGTGGAACGGCGACAACTACGACGCCCGGTTCCTTGATCCGAAGCAGGACGACGGCATCGGCATGATCGTCGGCCTGACCAACAAGGACCGCACCGGCAAGCCCGAGGACGCGGCGCTCAAGTACGACGGGTTCTTCGTCGACTACGACCCTGAGCGTGACGGACCGACGCTGCTGATCCGCGATCAGAACGCGCTGGCGGAGAAGGCGCGCGGGCCTGAGCGCAAGACGATCCCGCTGGTGCAGGCATCGCGCTCAAGAGAACGCGCCGCAACCGACATTCCGCTGGCAGAATTGCGCGGCCGCAAGGTCGCCATGCAGGTTCGCGTCGAGTCCACCGGCGAGACCGGCACGCTGACCATGGACGCCGGCGATTCGCTCACTGACATCAACGAGCGAGAAGCCGCCATGCAACGCCTGCTGGAGTGCGTGCGCAAATGAAGACCGTCAAGGACCTCACCGAGCTCAAGCAACTGGCGCTCAGCCGAGGCGCCGCAGTCGAGCTCGGCGCGACGCGGTTCAACTCCTCG